CAGTAGACAGAGTCTCTTTCACTAATACTAGTTACATGTTCTATAACTGTTCTAAACTTGCAACTCTAGACTTGTCTAGTTTTGATACTAGCAATGTGACAGACACTTCTAGCATGTTCACTGCCTGTACGTCTCTTACAAAATTAGACTTGTCTAGTTTTGATACTAGCAATGTGACAAGTATGCAAGGCATGTTCTATAACTGTTCGTCTCTTGCAACTTTAGACGTATCTAACTTCGATACTAGCAATGTGACAAGCATAGGTACCATGTTCAGTGCCTGTTCGTCTCTAACAACTTTAGATCTGTCTAGCTTTAATACTAGCAATGTGACAGATATGAATAACATGTTCTCTAGCTGTTCTGAACTTACAAATCTAGACTTGTCTAATTTTGACACTAGCAATGTGACAGATATGCGATACGTGTTCTATAACTGCTATAATCTTACAATAGACTGTTCTCATTGGAATGTAGACAAAGTCACATCTTACAATGGTTTCAACAAAAATTCTCCAAAAGTCATTCCACCAGTCTGGAAGAACTAACAAAAGTTCTTGATTTAAGAGACTAGCCTTGAATCAATTTATTTTACTTCGGAACAAGAATGGTTTATAATTAAATAAACAGCAAAAATATGAAAGTGGCTGCTTATGATTGATGTTCTCGAATCAAATCTAGAAGATTGTGAAAGACTATTTTTGTCCGAACAAGAAGCTAGACACATTCTAGCTGCAATTAAGACATTTCAGCATCTTAGGCAAGAACTCAAAGAAGTTCCAGATCTGAAAAGGCAACTGAATAGCTCTAGAGATCTGTCTAAGTTTGAACGTATTCAGACTACCAACAGAATCTCTAGGGCTGAACGTATATCTTTTCCTGTCAATGAGATAGTCGATGCTTCTATAAAAGACAAAAAGATTTCTGTTTCAATCAGATTACAAGACAAACTTGTAGAATTCGAATATGAAGATGGTTTTGCAAATGCAAGCTTGCTTGATGACGATAAAGTCTTAGAAAGCTTCATCTTCAAGTCAGACTTCTCTATTCAGTCGAATAAGAACTTCGTGCATGATACAATGTATTCGTTGCATAATCTTACAGAAAACGAATGCGATTTTGTGCTTAGCAGAGAGAAAAGCTTCTGTCTTCTGCTTACTATACTGACATCTGAATCAGTAGAAGATCTAGAAAAACATACTGTAAGCGCAGATTCTGACAGGCTTTATGCAGCTGTCAAGACAATCTTTTGATAGATAGAATGAAGGTGTTCTATGAAGTCTGCTGCATCATCTAGCCACTCATCTACATCATCTGCCCAGTATGCGTCAAAAATAGACGAATATTTGAATTTCTTCTGTTCTGATGCTTCAAGCAAAGCTTCAAAACGATACTTGCATCCATCAATTGCTTGTAAGCTTTGTGCTAGCAGTCTTACATCTTGTTCTACTTTAGAAGTGAACTGATCGACTTCTTCAGCGCTATACCACCGCTTGAATAACAGCCAAAATACAGGACATGAAAAAGTCACATCGTCAATCTGCTTCGGTGTAATCAGTTTGCTGATATTTGTCACAGAATCTCCTTGATTTACCTATCAACCAATTAAATATATTATATACCATTCAAGAAAGAATGTAAAATGGAATTTAGTAAAGACTTAAACGCATGGATAGCTTCAACACTATCAGACTGTCATTGCCCAGTATGTGACAACAAACTGAAGCTTGGCTATCAGAAATGCACTTGCAATCAACTGCTCAATGTTGAAAAGATAGAGAAAGACAGCATTCCAGTCTATCTTGTGACTCAAGAACAAGATGAGATTGCAGACTTAGCGCAGTCGATAGAACGAAGAAATGGACTGATCGATGTCCAAGACACTTTGGTCTGAACTGAAACGAACAATACGAAAGGCTATAAAGAGCATGATCGACTACAAGAACATCATTTCAGAATCTGAACTTCTGCATCCTGGAGATGAGATTCCAGACAACAAGTTCATCTATCTCATCAACAACTCTAACAGCAACAAGAAGCTTGTCGTAAATGGCATCAAGACTGTTCTGACAGCTCCTGGTTCTGAAGGCTCTGTACAAGCTGTCAATATTGAAGTCTTGACAAATCCTGTAGTAGTCGCCTTGTGGGCTAGAGACGAGATTCTTGTCACAGCTTCTCAGAAAGTTCAGCAGCAAGCAATCGCTAACATAACTGCTAAGCAGCAGAAAGAGCAAGCTAAGCTTGAAAGCTTGAAGTCTAAAGTCGTAGAAAAGAAAGCTGGCACAAATCTTGCAGAAGGCAAAGATGTCAGTTACAAAGCTAGAAGCTTGTCTAATGCAGACATGCGAACTGAAAAGCCTGTAATCTCTGTCACTTCTAATTCTGAGCTGGTCTGATGGCAGTATTCCCTAATCCATTTAGAAGAAGATCAGACAGAAACAACTTAAGTAAGTCATCTGTCTTGCAAGAATCTAAGAAGACTGCTTCTACTTCTGTCGACATCGCAATACGTCCAAAAGAAGAAGAGTTCACATATCTCAAAGAGTCTGGCAACTTCTATGACATAGACAATCCTCAAGACTTGTCTAATCTGAGAGAGAAGATTCGCAGATATTCGATCTACAATGACACTCTGTCTACAGTCATAACTCTTACATCTATGTTCGTGTCTATGGGACCGACTATAGTATGCGAAGATGAAGAGAATCAGGCTAAGCTGCAGTCTCTGTTCGAATCTATGAATTTCGAGACATTCCTGCAAGACTTTGTCAGAGAGTATCTGATATCTGGAGAAGTGACGTCGTTCGCTACTTGGGATGATGATGCAAAACGATTCACTGAAGAGCAGATACTGAACCCAGACCAGATTGAGATTCAGACGTCTGTCTTCAAAGATGATGACCATATCGTAATAGGTGTTCCTGAAGCGATTCAGAACGTCTTTGAAGACGAAGACAACCCTGAACATGCAGCTGCAATAGACAATCTTCGTGACGTCTACAATGGCTACAAGTCTGGCAAGGGCTTCAGAGTTGATTCTGAAAAGATCATCAGAGTCGTCAACAAAGCTAGACCATGGGACTTGTATGGCATTCCGATCTTTGCTCCAGCTTTGTCTGCGCTTGTTCAAGAAGAAAGCCTCGATGCAGCTCTGTTTGAACAACTGACTACACTGATTACACCAACTATCATTGGAACTGTCGGCTTGAAAGCCGGCGAACTTGGACAGGGGCAGCCTGCATGGATACCGAATCAGGGAGAGCTTGATTCGATCAAAGAATCGTACAGGCAGATGATGATGGCTAAGTTCCGTCTTGGTCTGTTCAATATTGGCGTAGACTTCAAGAATGCTTTTGCTAGTGCTCAAGTACCGAATCTTGACAGAGACTACGCTAGATGCGAACAGAAGATACTGAGATGCGTCGCCGCTGGAAAGGGACTGCTAGACGGTTCTTCTGGTGGACCATTCGCTTCTAATGCTATCAACAGAGACGTCTATGGATCAGTCATTCAAGCTATTCGTCAGAAGATATCGAACCAGTATCAGAAACGAATAGACACTGCTATTCGAAAGATGAACATCTTCGCATATCGTTCTGACAAAGACGGCAAGCGAACGAAAGTCACAGTCAATGGTAAGCCAGTATACGAGACAGCCTTCCTTGACTTCGACCATGGTATCATGCGCAATGCTAATGATGCTCTGAAGATAGCTCTAGACCTTGCATCTGCTGAAGTCCCGATCTCTAAGCAGACTCTTGCTGACATATCTAAGTCTGGTCTGCAGGTAGCTGAAGAACTTAGAAAGATAAAAGATGAGAAAGACGTCGCTGATCAGATAGGTCTTGAACGAGTAGAGCCCCTTGACACTAAGCGTTCTGAACTGACCACAGACGATGAAGTCAAGTCTCCTCTTGATGAAAGGAACTTCGAATGAGTTTCGAATATTCTGACGAAAAACCGCCTTTCAGACAGAATACAGAGGGCTCGTATCCAGAACCGAAACCATTGGGAAAGAAAGAAGACGAAGCTACTCGAACTCCAGTCATAGATCCGACTCAGACCAACAAGTTCGAAGACAAGTCTTTCAAGCATACTGCTTATGCCATTCAGATGAATCAAGTCAGTCTTGATCTAGACTTCTGGTCCGCTGTGTCTTTCAGAAGATACATGAAGCGAGAAGCAGACTCATATGATGTGTTCGTCAATGCTTGGAAGACTTGGACTGACGAGCAGAATGTCAACAGAACAGAACAGATAGCCAACCATGACCAAGACATCGAATGGGGAGATGGCTCTAATGCTAGAGTCTTGGTGTCTGGCGAACTGCTAGACGAACCTTGTACTGTGACTGTAGAATGGAACTGGAAGCAGAACCCAAATGCTAGACAGTACAGAAAAGTTCAGATGTCATACAGAGCTGAGACATTTATGCCAACGTATGCAGATCTTGAAGATGACGAACGTCTTCTAGCTGATGCTATTCTTGGAAGATTCAGTCTGCTAAGAGACAACCACTATGGTCAGGGAATGCCAAATCTTGCAGAAGATGCTCAGACATCTTACAGTCTAGAAGATGTCGCTAAAGCTATGCATATAGCGCTTGGACGAGTCAACATGAATCCGCAAGCTCTGTCTCAGTTCATCATCGGTCCAGGTACTGGTCAGCATTTCCCTAAGATGTTCTACAATCTGCTGATGACTAGGACTCTAATAGAGCTGATTCGTCAGATAGACTGGGGATACCTTGAGACTCCAGACATAGCTGGCTCTCCTGGTGTAGCGTATGCCGACAGAAAAGCATACTATGAGAAATGGAAAGCAGAACGAAAAGACCTTGAAGCAGATGCTAAAGTCTTGGAAGACAACTACACTGCTCTGATGATACGTTCTAGACTGACTAATTCTTCTGTGCTTGTCGGTGGTGGTCTGTATGGTTCTGGCTATGGCATGATGTCAAACAGAATGACGAATGCTATAGAACGTGGTTGGTTGCAGAACGCCTACATTCCAATCAATGTCATAAATGGCAATGTCAACAGATAGTCAGAGTTACGACGTTTATCTCTGTGAACCTAGAATTTTTGGTATAATAAATTATATTCATGGTTTATGAAAGTATCACAGAGATAAACGTCGTAACTTCTAGAATATGTTGAGAACTATTCTATATAATAGAAAAGACAATATGAGCAAGAAGTCTATGCAAAGAGCTATCGCATACAGCAATCAGAAAGCTGTTTTGCCTGAAGCAGTCACAGATGGACAGAGAAAGCTTTCTGAAGCTATAGACCATACAGAGTCATATTCGTGACTGGACCAGCTGGTTCAGGCAAGACATTCGTCTCTGTTGCTAGAGCTATAGCTATGCTGAGACAAGACAAAGTCAAGAAGATAGTCTTGACTAGACCAGTAGTAGAAGCTGGCGAACAGTTGGGCTTCTTGCCTGGCGCATTAGAAGAGAAGATAGACCCATATCTGAAGCCACTGTACGATGCTATTCAAGACATGACTGACAAGTATCAGCTTCAGAACTGGCTTGCAGAAGGAACAGTAGAGATAGCTCCTCTTGCATACATGCGAGGAAGGACTTTCAATGATGCTGTCATTCTGTTCGATGAAGCTCAAAATGCTACTAGAAGTCAGATCAAGATGGTCTTGACTAGAATAGGCCACAACACTAACGTCATAGTCAATGGCGACATAAAGCAGATAGACGTAGACGAGTCTAAGTCTGGTCTAGCCTGGACCGAGCATCTGCTAGAAGATGTCAGAGACATAATAGCTATACATCTGTCTACGTCAGACATAGTAAGAGATGGCATAGTAGCAGACATCATAAGCAAATACGAAGAAGGAGAACAGCAACGATGACTAGTCTTGTGACTACAGAACGCTCTTACAGCTATGCATTCTTCAAGAACTCTGATACTAGATGGTCTTACTGCATAAGTCTTGATGCTTTCAACAAATGGGTAGTCGAAGCTATGAACAGCGATGTGACAGTACTGCTTGGCAGATTCGGTTCTTGGCTAGAAGCTAGACAGACTGTCATAGAACACGACTCTAAGCAACAATGTCTAAAACATGACGTCGTCTTCTGTTGACTTAGAATTTTTGGTATATATAATTATATAGACTGATATTCTAAAGTTCACAGAGAACAACGTCGTAACTCTGAAGATATACCTAGAACCATTCTAATACTATAAAAAAGACAAAAAAAAGAGATAGGTGCTTTTGTCAATCTTATAACTTTCTTGACACATGACTTCGTTTTACATTCTTATTCAAATATGATATAATATTTATATGAATATAGACCCAATAGAAGATCTTGATGACATGAAAGACTTCTATTGGGTATGTCAGTATTGTGGCAAGACAGTCATTGGCGAATATGAATGTGACTGTCAGTCACATGGAATTCTAGACATGGAGCTCTGAAAAGCTTTGCATACTAACAAGAATGTTATTGGACGCTTGTTCAAAGACGTATGGAATCCAAAGCGTCCGTATGCAGCTGATTCCTATACATGGGGCATCTTCAGAATGTCTAGAGAACAAGCTATCACTAAGAGGCACATTCAAGCAAATTCTGAACGAATCACTTCTATCATAGTCTTAGACATTGACAAGTCTAATACATTTGACATCGTATCGAATCTGCCAAAACAGATCCAGCCAAATGTTCTTGTAGAGAACCCAGACAATGGACATGGTCATGCAATGTGGCTGCTAGCATGTCCAGTGACAATGTCAGACAAAGGCAGATTCAAGCCAATAGAATACTTGAATGCAGTCAAATCTAGTCTTGCAGACCTTTGTCAAGCTGATCCATGCTATAGAGGACTTATCTGCAAGAATCCTGTAGCAGTTGGCTGGAATTCATATTGCTTCACCAATCACAAGTATCTGCTCGATGAACTAAGAGACGGTCTCAAATCTGTCAATGCTATGCACAGTGACTACAAGCGAGTACCGAATCTTGGTCTTGTAGCTTCTATCAATGGTAGAAATGACACTTTGTTCGAATATGGTCGCAAATGGGCTTACAGAGCTGTAAGAGACTATCTTGACAGCAAAGATGCATTCATGGATTCTCTTGTACAGTATCTGAGAATGAGGAATCAAGAACTAAGACCCTATATCAAGCCTCTGTCAGACAGAGAAGTCTGTGGCATAGCTAAGAGTGTCTGCAAATGGACATGGAAGTCTGAACTCAGAACCAAGTCTCAAGAAGACTATGACGAGACATTCTCTAAGATTCAGAAAGCTCGTTCTGCTAAAGGACGTCAGAAAAGCATAGCGACAAGACAGAAACCGTATCAGAACTTTGTCAGACAAGTCAATGAAGACAAGTCTCTACTTGACAAGACTCTGTCTCAGCTAGCAGAACTATTCAGAAAGACAGAGCGGACTATTCGCAGATGGCTTAAAAAAGCTAAACTGTCTCTCACTAACATCTCTAAGACACAATCTAAGCTAAAAAGATTCTCTGACAGACTGAATAGCTACTACAACAAGCAATCTGACAGCTATACAGACTCTTTGTCTGCTTCTGATACAGAATCTGACTCACAGAACCATCTCTCTATGGGTTCTATATCTGATTTGGATAAATGTCAAAACTATAATCTGTTAGAAGATGTAATAGTAGACAAGATTACTGGAGAGTTGATAGAGGACAATCTAGAAGACGAAGAATATGATCTAGATGAAGACTTCCATATATGCGAGTACTGTGGAGCTACAGTATATGGTCAAGACGATTGCGAATGCATGCAAAAAGCATATTGTAGAGATGAAGACGAATCTGCAGATCTGTTCGATTTCGTCTTGAGTCAGCTTGGTTCTGACAACAAGAATCTTGCAGCTCTGTGACTCTTTCTAGCATTATGTCTGTCTATCATATGCTATTATTTTACATTCTTATTAGAATATGATATAATATACTTATGGATAAAGAAATTAAGCAAAGAATAGAGAACGCTGTCAAGGCATACTATTCTGGAGATCAAGCTTCTGAATGGTGGCTTGATGACGAGTCATATGAAGAGCTGATAGCTGAATCTGGAATCTCAGATGAAGAGCTTGAACAGATCAAGCAGTCTGTGCAGATCACAGACAAGGTCAAGCACAACTGGCCTATGGGTACTCTGCCCAAAGTCCACAGTCTAGATGAGATTCAGCACGACAAGACTAAGACTGCAATTTGGCAGTTGAAGTACGATGGTTGTTCTGTAGAGATCCACTATGACAGTGATGGCAGAATAGACAAAGCTTCTACACGTGGTGACTACACATATGGAGAGAATCGTCTTCAGTTAGTCAAGAAGCTAGTCGATCTTGGTGAGATCTTAGACGATCAGAAAGATCTAGCTAACTCTTCTGTACGAGGAGAACTACTAGTATCGAATGAGAACTGGCCGACGATTCAAGACGAGTACAAGAATCAGAGGAACTCAGCTTCAGGCATTGCAAACAGAAAAGACTTGAAGCATGCAGAATGCCTGACATTCGTACCGTATGATGTCGTCAATGATTCAGACGGTTCTAAGCGAGCATTAGTTGCAGAATATGCTGCACCGATGTTCGATACATACGATGAAGTCGTCAGAGAATCTGAAATGACAGATATCCCTATTGACGGTCTTGTCTATAAAGAATATGAAGATGCAGATCTGGACAAACAGACATATGCTGTCGCATACAAGTTCTCAGACCAGACATTCAAGACTCATATCAGAGATGTCAGATGGCAGATGGGCAAGACTGGCAAGCTTACACCAGTCGCAATATTCGATACTGTATTCATAGATGCAGATGTATCGAAAGCCTCTCTTGGTTCGTACGATCTATTCAAGAAGTTCGACTTCCATTACAATGACGAGATAGAAGTCAAGAAGGCGAATATGATAATCCCGCAAGTCACAGCTAATCTTGGATGTGGTACTAAGCAGAAGATAGAGGCACCGCAATACTGGAATGGAAAGCAGACTCATGTAGAGGGTGCTCATCTGTTCGCTGAGAACGATCGACGATGGAAGAACATCTTATGGTCTCAGCTTTCTGTCTTGACAGGCAAGGGCATAGGTCCAAAAGTCATGGACAAGATCGTGACAGAATATGGTGCGACTACATTCTATGACTTTGTTCAAGTATCATTCCTAGATGACTTCTATGTCTATGGCATGCAGAAGAAGAGCATAGAGAACATCAGAAATGCAATCAGGCAAGCTTCAGATGCAGATCTAGTCAAGTTCTTGGCGGCTATGGGTCTAGACAGTCTTGGTTGGAAGACTTGTGAGAAGCTAGTAGACAAAGTCTTGAAAGATTGCGGTGAAGAAGATCCGACACTGTGGTTCATGCAGATTGCAGACCCGTATGGTTTTGCAGAATTTATCAAGGGAGTTGGTACTAAGGCAGCTACATCATTTGCTAGCAACTATGATCTGATCGTAGAGAATCTGAATGATTGGGAGAAGCTGTTTCACAAGCTTCCACAAGCTGTACGACCTGTCAAGAAAGCTGGTCCAGAAGTCGTCATCACTGGTTCGTTCTTCCATGTCAAGAGGAATGAGCTTTCAGCTATGCTTGAGTCTGAAGGCTTCTCAATCGGTGGCGCAGTCACTAAGAAGACTAAGTACTTGTTTGCTGGCAACTATGGCGGTTCTAAGCGAAAGAAAGCTGAAGAGCTTGGGACTAGAATCATCGAGACTAAGGGCAATGTCAAGCATGGCCTAGAAGAACTGAAAGAGTTGTCTAGCAAGAAGAACTGACAAGTTACGACGTTTATCTAGAATGATTTGGAACAGTATAGGTATATAATTATCCATATCTGATATGAAAAGATCACAGAGATAAACCTCGTAACTCTGAGAATATACTGAGAACTATTCTTATACCATATTTTTTCAAAGAAAGGAATGCTGACCTATGGAGATGACAGAAAGCGGTCTTCTGTTGCCAGACAAGCAGAAAGACAAGAGCAAAGTAGAAGTCAAGAATGAAGAGCTGAATCTTCTGCCATCTGAAGAGAATGACATTTACAGATGCATAGTAGATGAGAAGAACAGTTTCGAATGCCATCAGTCATTCAAGTCAGTCGAGAATCTGAACGACTTCAAGAAAGCAGTCTTTGGCTTTTCAGACAGACTGACTAAGCGAATCGCTGAAAAGGGATTCGTAGCGATCGTATCTGTAGACTATGCAGATCCAGAGAATCTTGACATCTATGATGACGACTCTATCGAATGGCATCCCACTGTAGACATAGTCGACAGGACTGACAAGTCTAAGACTGGTGGTCACGATTTGGACAAGAAGATGTGGGAAGCGAGACATGGTCTTGCAGACGGCAAGCCAGGCAGATTCATTGGTGGAAACATTTGGACAGATGAGCCAGATGCTAAGAAGACTTTTGGTTTTGGAGGCTGATAGTATGCAGAAGAAAGTTCAGAAGCTAGGCTTCAACATTGAAGACGGTTTCAATCATGGAGTAGAGTTTGTCGGAGAGGCAGAATCTGACAAGCTAGACATCGTCATATATGATGCTGGTGTAGATGTCGATAGCATTTCATTGACAAAGCTTCAAGTAGCAGAACTTAGAAAGTTCTTGTCTGACATTCATAACTGGAAATATTGCAATTTTGCGATGAAAGCTTCAAAAGATCAGGTAGCATCATGAGGCAAGACAAGATTCGTATTCCAGCAGCAATGCCGTTTTCATCAGAACTGCTTGCTCTTGAAAAAGTGCAGATGCTGAAGGTCTTGGAAGAGGCTGCTGAGACGACAGAGGCTTGGAAAGACTGGCAAAAAGGGAAAGCAGAAAAGAGGCAATTCGTAGATGAGACCGCAGATCTGATTCAAGCTCTTGTCAATCTTCTAGCGGTTTCAGATGTCTCAGATGAAGATCTCGTCAAGGCAATGCAAAGATGCGGTTCAAGAAATGGCGCTAAAGGCAGGCTAGCAAAAGAATGGAAAGACGAGAAAGAGCAGTTTGAGATGCTTGACAGTCATGACAAGAAGGTGAAGTGCCAATGCCATTCGTAAAATATCCGCATGTGATTCGTCTTGGGCATCCTGACATAGAAGGATATCTTGAAGGAAGAGTCTATGTGACTCCAAAGCTAGACGGTACGAATTCATGCATCTGGTTGGAAGACGACAAGATTCATTGCGGTTCAAGAAATAGAGAGCTGTCTCTCGAACATGACAATGCAAACTTCATGCATTGGGTAATGTCTGATGATGCATATGCAGAACGCCTTAGGGCTTTTTGTGAGACACAGAAGTCTGCTATAGTCTATGGAGAATGGCTTGGTCTACCAGGCGACAAGATGGTCGGTCATATCAAGACATATCTTGAATCTGGCTTCTATCCATTTGACGTAAAAGCATTGATGACAGAAGACGATCAAGACTTTCATAGTGGCTTTGCATCGCCAGATTCAGAACTGTATAGAGTTTTGCAAGAAATCTCTGGAGACCATTTTCTTGCTCCATACGCTGTATTCGACAATCCTACAGAAGAGCAGATCGTAGCAGAAATAGACAAGAACCATTTCGATTTGTCAGATGATGCCATTGGAGAAGGTATTGTCATAAAGAACTATGATTTCAAGTCTAAGTATGGTCGTCATGAGTTTGCTAAGATAGTCAGAGAGGAATACAAGCAAGACAAGGCTAAAAGAAGAAGTTCTGTTGCTAGCAACACAGACATAGAGAAGACTATTGTCGATATGTATGTGACTAATGCAGACATGGAGAAGTGCAGACAGAAAGTGCTTGTCTTGCTTGAAAGGGAAGAATGGGAAAACGAGTCTAAGGCTATTGGCATGTTCATGACAATGCTGTTTAGAGACTTGGTAGAAGAAGAGATGTTTGACATCATCAAAAAATTGCATAGACCTACTGTCAACTTCAAAGTGCTTGAAGACAATGTAAGACGAAAAGCTAAAGACTTTCTAAGACTGTGATCTGAAAGTGCTTATGCTTATGCAGATCGATTTCATGTCAGTGTGTGCATCATTGCTGACATATGACATGAAAATGTCATAGAGATAGATTTTGCAACTTTTGGAACATGCTAAGAATTGTCATGAAGCGTTCTTTCAAAATAGCTTTGCAGTTCGATTTTACTTTTGATAAGAAATAGTATATAATATAATAGGCAATATAAAAAAAATGAAAGGAATACGACATGGTTTCTAAGAATCCAGTCTATCTTGGCTATGATGATCCAGTCGATCTGAAGTTCGAGAATGCTATAGAAGCGCTTGACATAAAGTTGAGAAGCTGCACTCCAGAAGATGAGTTGCTTGATACTGTAGTTCGAGCGGTCTTGTCTACATGGGAAGAGGGGCCAGACACTGAGATTTCTGACATTCAGAAAGTCAGGACTCTTCGAAACGTGTTCAAGGGCAACACTATTCCTGCAGCCAAGCGATTCATCAACATGACATGGTCTTTCAACAACATTTCTATGCAAGAAGTCACTCACATTCTTCGATATCAGACTTGGGACTTCATTGCACAGTGCTCTGATACGATTTCGTGGAGAGACAAGACAGTCTTGGTTCCTGATGGCATCATGAATTCTCCAGAACTATACGAACGTTTCAAGAAGCTTGCAAATGAAGCTGTCAACTTGTATGCAGATGCTCTAGATACAAGAGAAGTCTCATTGCTCGATTCTCGTAGAGCATTGATTCGTGCCATGTCGACATTCTATTGGGTTCACAATGATTTCCAGTCTGCACAGAAGTTCATCTATGATCGTCTGTCTGAAGAGTTCCAGCCTCAGGAAGACAATGTCATTGCTATGCAGATGGCGCTTCAAATCGAAAAGGCGTATCCATTGGCAACTGGCATATTCGATTTGGATCGAGTAGATGCTTTCTATCTTAGCATGATTACAGATCATGGTCGTACATTCCAGCCTCGTCCTCTTGCTAAGAAGAGAATTCCAGATGAGATGCTTGATGAACTTGATTTTGCTTATGACAAGCAGAGAAACGAATATCGTGGCACATCAAGGCCAGATCAGTCAGCTTTTGAGAAGTTCAAGAAGAATGCTATTGAAGAGCTGAAAGACATTGAGAACGATAATCGAAAGTTAGTCAAAGATAAGTATGGCATTGCATTGGATGAATTAGATGCTATGCCATCTATCGTATGAGGTGTTAGCATGTCGGAACGCAAGTATGTAGAACGATCTTGGATAAAGAAAGCTTTCGCAGAGAAGTTCGATCCAGACATTCCAAGACTGGAGGTCATAAGAGAGACAGAGAAGGCAGTACTTTTGTCAGATGTTCTTCATGATGCTTGGGTTCCTAAATCTTGCATTGATGATGGCAAGCTAGCTAAGCAGAGAAAAGAATTGGAGAATGGCATCTCTATGCCATTGAAGAAGGCGGGGCCAGATGAGTACAAGAATGTGCTCAAGGTCCCGCTTTTTGACTATCAACGAGATATCATAAAGACTCTTGAAGGATGTTCAAGAGCATATCTCGGTCAAGCTATGGGTACTGGAAAGACACCAGTATCGATAGCAAGGACAATACTGTTTGATGACGATCTGCCAACATTGCTGATATGTGAGAAGTCATTGATGGATCAGTGGCGATCAGAGATAGACAAGTTTGCTCCATGGATGCAAGACAGATTCGAAATCATCAACTATGATAGAATCTTTAGAGACAGATACCAAGAATACATGGACTCGTTCAAGAAAGACAAGTTCAATTTGATTCTTGAAGAAGTTGGATGTCTTGGCAATGAGAATGCTAAGCGTACAGCTTATTGCATGAAGCTTGCAAAAAGAGCTAAGAATGTTCAGCTTCTTACTGGCTCTATGTTTGGCGGTCATTTTGATAAGTTGTATCCATGCACAGTCATGCAAGGTGCTACGTGGACTAGAGAACAGTTTGACAAGCTTTTTACTGTACAGATTCATCAGAAGGTGACTGTCAATACTCGATGGGGAGTTCAGAAGAAAGACAGCATTCAGATTGTCGGATATAAGAACATTGACAAACTGATAGACGCAATGGCTGCAAAAGGTGCAGTATTCGTCAGGTCTGAAGACGCTCTTGATCTGCCAGAAGAGAACGAGCAGATCATAAGATTCAAACAGACTGCTGCTGCAAGAAAGACTGAGAATGCGCTGTATAATGCTGTATCTAGAGGCGAAGCTGTTGAAGTCAATTCTTGGACAAGGTTGAAGACACTTAATTCGCTTTCTGACAACAAAGAAAAGCTTGAATGGGTCAAAGACACTCTTGAAGCTTCTGATGACAGATGGCTGATATTCTATCAGTTCAATGATGAGCGAAAATGGCTGCTTGAGATATGCAAGAAGCTTAATCGTCCAGTTTCTGAAATATCAGGACATGTTTCAGACAAAGATGCGTATGAGAACAAGTCGAATTCTGTGACGATACTTCAGATCAAGTCTGGAAAGAATGGCCATAATCTTCAGAAATGCAATCACGCTATCTTCACTTCACCATTTGATGCAGATTCTATGATTCAAGCAAAGAAGCGAATCAGAAGACCAGGTCAGACTAAGAAGTGCTTCTACTATGTTCTTGCTACTGATGGACGTTTTGACGAGTCTCAGTTGAACGAGAATGCCAAGAATGCCAAGAATGTCGAATCTATAAAGAGCAATATAGAAAGGTGACAATGGAAGACAATTTTGCACAAACCTTCATGCATGGCAAGAAGATTGGTGATTACGACGACGAACTAAAAGTAGATGATTGGGCTGGAAAGAAGACATTCGTTATTAAGACAGTCGACAAGCTACTACAAGACAAGAAAGTCAAAGCAATCATAAGAGGTTCTAAGTCAGCTTTGCTAGTAGACTTGTCAGGAACACCAAGATTTTTTAGAGTCGTGTCAGCTGGTACGTCTGATTTTTCTATTTATGAACGTGACGATGTAGAGACAGCTAAAAGCTGGCTTGTCAAAGCTGGCATGTATTGTGATTTTCAGTACGGCGGTCATATCTTAGTCAAAGACAAAGATGTTTTGTCTAAAGACAAGCATTATAAGACAAAGACATTCTCTACTAAAAAAGTAGAGAAGGCTAACGCTGTCGGCTTCAACTCTCGCAGATTGAACACATACTTGGATGAAGGCGATAAGAATCGTATAGATGTATGTCCTGTATGTCATATGGAAAAGATAAACGGCACTTGTGATTGCAATTGATTGTTTGAGAACGCTCTGATTTTACATTTGAACTTGAATAGTATATAATATACTTATAAGTTCAAATAAATGAAAGGAGCATTATGACAAACAGTCTTGGTCTACCTCAAAGGAAGGTGGATGTACTAGACATATCGATGTTTGACCACAAGGGGTTTTCAGACATTTGTCTAGATGTTGTTTTAGATATGACTGACAACAAGACAATCTCTTCTATTGTTGAAGATCAGATTCTTCCAATGATGAAGCGAAGAATTAAAGATGCATCTATGGAAGATGTAGTCAAGACAGTCTCATCACTGCAGCAAGCTCTTCATCAGAAGTATGACAGTCAGTTACAGACTAGTTCAAAGGTGATCTTTGATTCTGTTGTAGACGAAGAAATGTCTATCGAGTCTATGCGAGAGTACTCTAAGACGCAATTAGCTTATGAAGCTGAAGACTATTGGCTTTTTGATGAGTTCTTGCAAGAGCATAGATATGAAGTAGATAAGCCTGTGACAATGGAGCAGAGGTTCAGGAATCGCTATAATGCGCTTTCGGAGTTCATGTTCGAATGGGATATGCGACTATTTAAGTACAGTAAAGCTGAGTCTGTAGAAGAATCTATAGCTTATGCATATAACAAAGTCTTTTGGAAGTACATGGAAGACAAAGACTTTCAGAAGATCGCAGGTCTTGGAGATGCAGAATGGTTCATAACTAAGAACGTTGGTAAGCGCCATATCTCTAAGACGACAGCTAAGATGATGGAATGCTTGCAGGCATTCAATAGGCATAAGTACACTGAGTATACTGTTCAAGAAGTTTTGAGGTAGCGATATGATAGATTTTCTGTTTTGCTTCAATGACAAGTATTGCAATCATTTTATGGGGCAAGTCTTGCAGATCGTATCTAAGACGAAGTCTAGATGCAAGTTCTGGATATTGACAAAAGAATGCGATTTTGTGACTGACAAGCTCACTTCTCTTCAGAAAATGACTGGATTGAAGTTCGATTTTGAAGTGTTTGACTTTAATATGTACGATGGAGAACATTTCGACCATACTGTCAAGTCGCACAATTTCATTTCAGAAGAGACATTCTTCAGGCTATATGCAATCAACATTCTTCCACGATCTTTGAAAAAAGTCATCTATCTAGATGTAGATGTGCTTGTCAAGTGTGACATGCAAGAGCTTTGGGATATCGATATTGACGATGTAGAGATTGCTTCTGTAGAAGACTATTGGTCAGTTATTGGAGCGCATAAGAAGAAGATGTTTACTTCTGGGTTCATGTTCATGAATCTAGACAAATTTAGAGAAGACAAGTTTTTCGACAGAGCAATCGAATATGCTAAGAATAATGACATTGAACAAGAAGACTTCACTATCTGCAATGCAGTCATAGACAATGTCAAATGGCTTCCAATGGAATGGCAGTTCTGTCAGTATAAGAGCTGGATGCGAGGAGAAAAGCCATTAGTAGAGAGCCCAAAGATGGTACACTTCGTGACAGCTAAGAAGCCATGGAAAGTGCATTCAGCTTTTAGCATGCGATATTTTGACGAATACAACGCATTTGAAAGTCTTGCAAAAAGTCTAGTCGATGTAGAACAATATATGGAGTAATGATATGACACCAAGAGAACATTTCAAAGACTTAGATGCAGTGTACATCAATCTTGAAAAAGATGTCGACAGAAAAAGGCAAGTGCTTGAAAACTGTGGAGGCTTGTTCAAGACTTTTGTAAGAGTGGAGCCTGTCAAGTATGACGATATGCGACAAAAGGGGCTCGAAGTCAAGAAGAATCTTGAAAAGACTGCAAAACTATTCGATCCAAAAGATTATCTTAAGACTTACTACATGTATAAAGAAGTGTCTGAAAAGACATTCATGAACAGGAAGTCGAGAAAAGACAAGCTTGAGATGACATGGCTTCCAGAACAGTATGCTGCTCATAATAGTCTTACAGATACTGTGCTTAACATTTTGGATGATTTTCTTGGTTCAGACAAGCAAAAGCTAGTAGTCGTAGAAGATGATGCTTATCCAAGAGATTTTCTAGATATAGACCTTGACATTCCAGATGCAGACATAATCGTATGGGGTGGAGCCTCAAGAGGCGTCGTATCTGACGCAGTAGCAGTAAGAGATGGCAAGTCATTTGAATTCAGGAAGAAGACTGGCAAAGGTACTGCAAACTACACTACGTGCTGGGAAGTTACTAGAAGAGGAGCAATAGCTTTAGTACAAGCATATGACAGGCCTGCTGTGACAATTGACACAGCTTGGAGATATGCATTTGACGTTGTTGATTCTTATGCTCTGTTCCCAATGGGATTTGTACAAAGATTTGGATCGTCTTCTACAGATGGCGCTTTTGAGATGCCATTGACAGTAGAAGAAGCAAGAATCTTTGTAGAGAAGAACAGAAGGAAGAAGAAGGGAGAGACTGACAATGACTGACATTCTTATGTGTTTCGATAAGAACTATATGTGGCATGCAATGTCAGTGGCTTGTCAGATTCAAGATGAAGTCAGTTCTTTCAATTTCATTACAGACAGTGATAGCTACAAGCAAGTCTATGACACTGTCAAGAAGATAGAAAGTCGACTAGGAATAGAGACGAATGTCTATGATGTGTCTTCTATTCTAGACAGTAATCTGAAGGTCAAATATGGCGTTAGCAAATGGAAAGCGAAACTTACAGCTAGCACATACTATCGTCTGTATGCGCCAGCATTCATAAACAAAGACAGGGTTCTGTATTTAGACAGCGATGTCAATGTATACAAGTCATTGAAGCCATTGTTTGACATGACTATGACAGAAGAACTTGCTGCTGTGCAAGATTCATCGTCTATGTGGCATAGTGAAGATGGCGAAGACAAGAAGCAGAAGTCTTTCAACAATGGCGTATTGCTGATGAATCTAGACAGCATGCGAAAGACAGATTTCTTAGACAAGATTCTAGAGCTTGCAAAATCAGTAGACTGGAATCTTGAATGGGAAGATCAGACTCTGCTGAACATGTATTATGGTGACGATATAGACTGGCTTCCATTGAAGTGGAACTGGCAAAGAATGAATTGCTATCTTAAGAGTGAGAAGATGCCAGAAGATACAGTCATTCAGCACTTTGTATCTAAGCCAAAGCCATGGGACAACATAGAGGTTGAAGACAATCGATACTTTGACAGGTTCAACCTAAAAGAACAAGTTGCACGAGAAGTCTTGTCTTGATTCTATTTTACTTTTGATTCAAAATGGTATATAATATTATTTATGGATAAATTGATTATCGAACTTACAGGATGTGATCGTTCTGGCAAAAGCACTCTTAATTCTGCAATAGGAGAGTATTATAATCGAGAATATGGCATTGGAAAGCAATTTGCACATATCTGTGTGATAGACAGATGGCTATATGATTCGATTGCATTAGACAGGTACTTTGACAGAGTCATTCCAGAAGTAGAGACTGCAAGAAAGCAGTTTTTGCTTGACAACAAAGATCGAATGACAATAATATGGACATATGCAAGTGTTCCAGTACTTGAAGCTCGTCAAAAAGAACAGAAAGGTCTTGACGGTTCTGACTACAACAAGATTGTCATAGACATGCAAAAGATGTCTGACATCTACAAAGAGCTTTTCGATGAGCTTGGCAAAGATTTAGATTTGCAGATCTTTGATACTAATGTATGCAGTCCAGAAGAGATCGTTGAATCTTTGATAGAGCAAGGTATATTAGACTAGCCTATAGTTTTTGCTAGTCTTAGAGGAGGTGATGCTGTATGATGAACGTTGAATATCAGAGGTTTGTGCCTCTTCACGTTCATTCTTGAAAATCTGATGCTAGTATTCTAGATGGGTATCAGAAACCATATGAGTATGCAGATCTTTGTGAAAAGCTTCATGTAAAAGCTGCAGCAATAACAGATCATGGAACATGTTCTGGACAAGAACCATTCGATAGAAGAATAATCGAAAAAGGCTATCATTTCAAACCAATCTTTGGTGAAGAGGCTTATCTTGTAGACGATGTTGACAATGTCATGTCTGATCGTCCAGCTAGAGATCGAAAAGGCAACATCAAGATCGACAAAGAGACTGGTGAGCCAGAGATGGCTAAGCAAAGGCCATCTGATTTCAATCATGGTTGCATATGGGCCAAGACTAATGAAGGCTTAGCTAATCTTTGGACTTTGTCTACTTTGTCTTATACTAAAGGCATGTATTACAAGCCTCGCATTGACATGAAGATGCTGAAACAATATGGCAAAGGTCTGTTCGTGTCAGATGGTTGCATGCTTTCAGCTGTGTCTAGAGCTATTGTAGCAGATGACTTTTCAAAAGCAGAAGCTTGGCTGAACAAACTGATAGAAGCTGTTGGCAAAGACAATGTCTTGATGGAACTTCATACATGGCAGTTCACCGATGAGAAGTACAGCAAAGACTGGAAGACTTTTGAACACGATGAACTGAAAGACTTGATTAGAAGACTGAGAGCTTGTGACATCATCTTGAAGTCGATGGAAGACTTAGACAATGCTAGAAAAGAAGTTGAGTCTTTTGGAAGGTCTTTGACAGATGAACAGAAGAAGCAGAAAGCTGCTTTTGCACAGTATGACGCAGAAATCAACAACTGGAATCTAAATCAGAGCATGTACAAGACCAACAAGGGCAAGGTTGAACTTGCTAGGAAGCTTGGCCTTAGACTGATTGCAGTCAATGATGCTCACTATGGTCCAAGAGAAGACTATATCTGGCACGAACTTGAATGGGCTACTACTACAGGCAAGGGTGCTGAATACGATGATGACAAGACTGGTGGTCGTGGTGAGACTGCAGCTTGGGTCATGAATGATGAAGAAGTCAAATATTGGCTTATGAAAAGTGGTCTTTCAGAAGAGATCGCAGATGAAGCTATAGACAATACTGGTTGGGTAGCAGATCATTGCAATGCAGTGATGGAACGAGGAATGCATCCGCCACGCTTTGAATCTACTAGAGAGAAAGATGAAGAGCTATTTGATAAGACTGTAGTCGAAGGCATAAAAGAGCTTGTACCAAAAGACAGAAACACATTCAAGCAATACATGGATCGAGTCAATCTTGAATCAGAGCTGATCAAGAAATGTGATCTATGTGGATACTTCAATACAGTCGCAGACTACGCTAATTTTGTACGAGCAGAAGATCCAGATGGTGAGAAGTATGGCATAGTTGGTAAGCACGCCTCATTGCTAGGACCATCTCGCGGAAGTGCAGGTGGAAGTCTTGTATGTTATCTTATGCATATCACGAATCTCGATTCGATAAAGTTCGATCTGTATTTTGAACGATTTCTTACTGCTGGTCGTGTCATTAGCAAAGTTCATCTGACTTTTGACGATAGAGAAGAAAAAGTCTTTGAGCCATCTGACGTTGTTAAGACAGAATATGGAGACAAAGCTTCGTGGCAATGTCTTACTGAGAACTGGAATACAGAATTCGGTAAGATTGTCAATACACGATTTGACTTCAAAGACTGCCCCGATATCGATCTTGACTTCGAAGCTAGAGTGATACCTCAGCTAAATGCATATCTTAAGAAACGATATGGTGAATACAATTTCTGTCAGATTGGCACATTTCAGACTTTGAAGATGCCAATGGCTGTAAAAGATCTTGGCAAAGTCAAGGGTATGACTCCTCAAGAGACACAAGACATAGTCAATCGTATGGAGAATGCAGGGTGGCCTAAGGGTGCATATATGCGAGACTATACATTTGAAGACATGATGAACTGCGTCAACAAAGACGAAGAATTGAAGAAGATTCAGGAAGAGACAGGTCTTTTCGATGAAGTCTGGCACTGGGGTGAAAGATATCGTGGAGAGGGTATTCATGCTTCAGGATATGTCATTTCGAAAGAATCTATGCTTGGCAAGCTTCCATTGAGGATGAAAGACGGCAAACTGATAACTCAGTTTGAACATGATGGAATTGCAAGTCTTGGCTTCATCAAATATGATATTTTGAAGTTGGCATCTCTTGGTACTATACGAGAGGTCTATGAACGAGTCAATCATAAGATGGATGTCAAAGACATATATCGAATAATGAGAGATGAGAAGCTTCTGTCAAATGCAGACATGTGGAAGTCGACATGGCAAGGTGATACGCTTGGCATCTTTCAGATGGATACGCCTCTTGGTATGAAGACTTCAATCAATTCGAGAATGGCATCTTTGAGAGATGCAGGAATGCTTTCAGCAGTTGATCGACCAGGCATGGTTCGTTCTGGACTTATCAATGAGTTCTATAAAGTACGTCAAGGTATAGATCCAGTCAATCACTATCATCCATTGATTGACAAAGTTCTAGATGAGACTTCAGGATTTGTAGTCTATCAAGAGCAGATCATGTTCTTGTATTCTATTCTTTGTAACATGACACTTGAAGAGACAGATGGTGTAAGGAAAGTCTTTACTAAGAAGCAGACTTGGAATGTAGAGAAGATGAAGACTTTGCTTCATGATCACTGCATGGCTAGAAAAGATTTCGTAGATAATGTACCTGACAAATACAGTTCTCCAGAAGAATGTTTCGATGACATGTGGCTTGGTCTTTCAAGAACAGCAGAATACGTGTTCAACAAATCACATGGCTTGGGATATGGGATGATAACATCTATAGAACAGTATTTCAAATGGAAGTATCCTTCTGAGTTCATTACAGCTTCATTGAATACAGATCCAGGTGCAGTAGAGTTCTTGACGTATGCAAAAGTGCATGGACTTAAGATTGCTCCACCGAATGTCAACAAGTCAAAACAGAATTATGAATTGCAGGATGGTGTCATTTACATGCCTTTGAGCACAGTCAAAGGTGTAGGTCCTGCAGCAGTAGATGAGATAATCGCAAATGGTCCATATGATTCTTTTGACGATTATTTGCAAAAGACTTCAGGTAGAGGCGGTCGCAAGAAGAATGTAATGGAAAGCCTTATTTCTGTAGGCGCCTTTGATGGTGTAGATGAAAGAGACAGATTCCAGTTGATGGTTGACTGGAAGAAGTCTAGGAATGAAGACTATCCAACTAGAAATACGTGGAAGAATCCAAGAGTCAGAGGCAAGATAGAACAGAACTTGTTGGGAATCTCTCTGTCATACGATCCATTGTTTGACAATAAAGAATGGATCGAAAAACAGGGAGTCACTTCTCTTGGCGAACTGCAGAAGACAGATGTAGGCGACTTCGTATGCATTCCAGGACAGGTGACAAGCATAAGGAAGCATCTAGCTAAAAACGGCGAGATGGCTTGGCTTACAGTCAGGCTGCTTTCTCATGACGAAGTGACTCTGACAATGTTTGCTACAGCTTGGAGCAAATACAAAGACTTGATAAGCACCAATGTCATAGCTGCATTCAATTGCAAACGAACAGACGATTGGAATGGAAAGCAAAGCTACGTAGCTTTTTCTGCTAAAGTGAACCTAGAAGGAGAAGAATAGAATTACGACGTTTATCTCTGTGAACCTTTGAATATTGGTATATATAATTATCCATACTAATATTCGGAGGTTCACAGAGAACAATCTGAGAACTCTCAAGATACTTCGTGATTATATGCTAGAAAGGAAAACGACAATGCACAAAGAAATGTCTCTGTTCGAATTCAAAGACAAACAGATTAGAGTTTTGACAGATGAAAATGGCGATCCGTGGTTTGTAGCTAAAGACGTATGCGACATTTTAGAGATTTCGAATAGTCGCCAGTCCATGCAGTCTCTAGATGACGATGAGAAGGATGTATATAATGTATACACCCATGGAGGAAGTCAAGATACGTATATCATTTCCGAATCTGGTCTGTATTCTATTATTCTTCGTTCTAGAAAGCCAGAAGCAAAAGCGTTCAAACGATGGGTTACACATGAAGTTCTCCCATCTATTCGAAAGACTGGTAAGTATAGTCTGAATCAGAAGTTCGAGAGCAACGATGCTAAGACTGTGGCAATGATTCAAGCTTTTAAGGGCATCATTCAAGATGACTATCTTGAAAGCAAAGCTAGAATTGTCTTGGCAAGGCAGATGGGTGAACTTCCAGAACTTGAATCTGGTTCTAGACCACTGTATGTTCAAGACTATTTGAAGTCAAAGGGGCTGAAAAGCAAAGAGATAAAGTCTAAGTCTAGTAGTTTTGGTAAACGACTAAAAGCTCTGTACATTGCAGAACATGGTGAAAGTCCAAAGACTGCACCTCAAGAAGTTCATGGTAGAATCATAGATGTGAATGCATACACAGAGAAAGACAGGAAGCTTATGGACAAGATCTTTAATCTGATGTTTGGAGATGAGAAGTGACTAAGAAAGCTAAGCCGCGTCTTCTAGCTTTTGATGGCAACTATGTCATCATGCGTTCTAACTATGCTTTTAGAGACTTGTCAATAGGCGATCAGCCATCTGGAGCGGTGTATGGATATGTCAAGACATTTCAAGATCTGCTTCAGTCATATCAGCCAGAAGTGCTGCTGCCATTGTTTGACAATGGTCGATCTAGCTACAGGCTTGCAATAAGCGAGCATTACAAAGAGAATCGTGGCAAGAAGGATGACAAGCTAGTAAATCAGATCAAAGCTTGTCATGAGTTTGTAGAACTGACAGGCTTGAAACCATATATAGAGAAGAACACAGAAGCAGATGATCTTGCTGCAAAGACAGCTAAAGACTGTCATGAAGACTACTTTGTCATGCTGTATTCTAAAGACCATGACTGGCAGCAACTTACTGGTGAAGATGTAGTGTTTATGCGTCCAAAGGGGCATGGTAATGGCATAGACATCGTATCTTATGACAAAGCTAAAGAAGACATCGACTTCCCACCAGAGCGCTGGCCTGAGATAGCTGCTATAATGGGCGATCCAGGTGACAGTGTCTATGGTCTTAAAGGATGGGGATGGCAGAGGTCTAAGAAAGCTATCAACAAGTACGGAGACTTGTGGAATGCAGTCGCTAAAGACCCTGTACTTTCTCATCATTCTTTGCAGATACTGAACAACTACAAGATGACCGTTCTTGACGGTTCAGTTCCAAAGACAGACGTTCCAGTAGAAGCAGATCATGTCAACAATCTAAGACTGAACAAAGACAATGACAAGCTGATGGAGTTTCTTGACAAATGGCAGATGAAGTCGTTTATAAGGCAGATTGAAGATGGAAGTTTCTGGCAAAGACCCATCTGAGCAGCTTACACTTCTTACATACAAGAACTGGAAGGCTTCTCAGTGGTACGACTGGCATGGTAACGAGATATGGTGTGACATTTGTGGCAAGATATTTGAGTCGCAAGGTGCACTAAACTTTCATAAGTCTTCTGTTCATTTCAACAATCGTGCAATGGCAAACAGCAAAAGCCAGTGGGATTATGGACAGTTAGACTTGCAGAATGGAGTCAATGCGCTATGGAATGACTTCATGCATGAACATGACTTGCCAAAGATGTGCTTTCTGTATGGTGACCAGCATATAGGCTACAGCAAGTATCACGACAAGTCTAAATGGTTCATGCCATTCTACTATGAGCACAAGCTGAAAGATACTGTGACAGGTCAGGTATTAGATGCAATCTGCTTCAATGACAATTGGCTAAGACTAGATCCAGATGCAAAACTAGCAACTATTGCACATACTGCAGCGCATATCGAGAATTGGCGTGCTGGTGTATGGGATGTGACATTCAACAAGAAGAAGCATCATACTAAGATGTTTCGAAATACAGCTATCACTTATGACTTGAGAGTCTTCAATGTTCCTGAGAAGGGCTTTGCAATGACAGTGCTGACAGACAAGTTCAAGAAGAAGCACAGATATGCTGTCAAGATGGTGAATCGATATCATCGTATGGAAGAGATGCATGGCAACAGGTACATGAAATGCAATGTAGAAGACATCAAGTAGACTTCTATTTTACATTTGAACAGGAATAGTATATAATATACTTATGGTTAAAGATAATGGACTTGAATCTACAGAAGGCTATACGATAAACAAAAATACTGGTCTTCTGGTATTTGATGCATTTAAGTGGGTTCAGCAATTTTACGAGACTGAGAATGTGTCTTGTTTGAGCACATTGCTGACTACGGCATTCAATAGCAGGCTTCTGATTCAAGTTGCAGATTATGGCATGCCGAATGGATATAGAGATGTCAGCAACTTTTTGACATTCATGAAGAATATGGGGTTTACAGCTAAGCCAATCTATCCATTCTCTAAAGCATTCTCTCCGTGGCAGAATTCGATAGTCTTGAGCCTTGTAAGTTGGGAGCCAGGAGTCAATGTAGACCCATTTGGAAACTGGTGTGACTGGGCTAAGAACTCTAAGGGCAAAGACAGGCCTGAAAGAGTAGACAGGGAGTATTGGGCTGCATATAAGTATGATTGCTATGATTGGATAGACGAACATCCTGAATGGGATGGCTGGTCGACAGATGGACTTCCAGAAGGAAAGAAGTGGCGAGAAGTAAGAGACACTAAAGGACTGTACCAGTTCGAAGAAGGGCGAAAGCTAGAATATCAAGAACTGTCAGGCTTTTGGTATGGAGACAAGCTTGTAGATCAGAATGTGACATTCATAACTGAAGCTCCAGAAACTATGCCAAGCTCTGTTGAGAAGAAGGTGACTAGAAGACGTGGCAAGAAGAGGAAAAGAGAGAACTAAAGTGACTGAAGTTATTGACTGGCAAAGCATGGATCCGAATGATTTGGTCGGTCATAGATTCATAGCTAAGACTGACGACGACGAAGTTCTCGATGGCTGGCTTAGAAAAGCTAAGATATATGAAGACAGGCCATTGCAGGACGGTGATTGTCTGTACAGTCTCAGGACTAACATCAGAGTTTTGAAAATCTGTTTCGATACAATAGAAGACACATTGCAAGATTCTATGCCAACAGTAAAATATAGAGCAGAATTGAAAGCTCCGTTTACGTCGATAATAGTTCTGAAGGAGACAAGATGAGGTTTTTAGTCATAGACACAGAGACTACAGGTCTTGATGTAGATAATGATGATATCATAGAGTTCTATGGACTTGCAATAGGCGAAGACAAAGCAGATTCTTTGCATCTGTACATCAAGTCGAATAGAGACAGTACAGAACAAGCTCTTGGAAAGCACGGTCTTACTAAAGAGAGGCTGAATGAACTTTCTACTGAAAGCCAGAAAGACAGTCTAATAAGAATTGCAAACTTTATGACTGCTCACAATGACAGTCTTCTTGTCGGACAGAATCTAGCTTTTGATCTGTCAATGATCAAGAGCAATTTCAGCAGACATCAAGCTACTTATGATGATGCGAAGTTAGTAGAAGTCTTTGACTGCTTTGATACAATGTATGCAGACAAGATGCTTAAGCCAAACAAACGAGGTAAGCATGACTTGCATACACTTGCAGATGAATATGATACTAAGATAAAGCCAGACCATTCTGCAAAGAACGATGTCTTTGCAACATGGCAGATAGCTATTATTCAGATCGCTAAAATGAATCAGAATGCTGGAAGAGCTCTGACTATGAAAGAACTGAATGACAATGTCAAGAAGTTTGCATTGGAAGACCAAGAAAGTCTTAATAGATGGCTTGCGTCTATAGATCAGCAGACAAGACCTGTAGGCTGGCCATACTATGGTAGCTGTAATTTTACAAAATAGAAAATGTGTTATATAATATATAAAGGAATTACAAATGATTCTTATGAATGATTCTTATGAATGATTCTTATGAATGAAGCTCATCTCATTCATTGACAGTATCAGTTAGGCAATTCACTGATGCTGTTCATGGGGCGTTAGCTTATGTGGTAGAAGCACCATTCTTATAAAATGGAGATACTTGGTTCAAATCCAAGACGCCCTACTAGAAAGCTTGATTGCTGATCTTTGGTTTGTTGGTTCCTTTCACCTCTGGTAATCAAGTTTTCGAATGCCTCTATAGCTCATTGGTTAGAGCAATGCTCTTGTAAAGCATAGAGATCAGTTCAATTCTGATTAGAGGCTCGAAGAAGACAGACTATAGTATGAAGTCTTTATACCCTTTCTTAGCTTCATATCGAATGTCTTTCATATAAGGTAGCTGTTTGTCTTCTTCATTTGCCTCTGTAGTTCAGTAGATAGAATAGTGGACTTGTGGCAAAATATGATAAAATTTAAGTTATGCCCTAGCGACCGATGGATCGGCCAAAAGACTTCTAATCTTTCGCTTGACCATGAAAATCAAGCTTGTGTGTGTGGGTTCGAATCCCATCTAGGGCACTACAAACTAAGATTAGTGACTTGTTAGAGAGGATGGTATTCTCTTTTAGTTCTGCATTGTCTTGAAAGTTTGTATAAGAGCTTTTATCGATTGCAGGAAAGTTCTTAAGGGCAAGACTTACTCGTCGGTCTTGTCCTACCCAGTATGTCTTTGAGAATGCGCATTCAGACGTGCACTGCAATCATATTTGCCCCGGTAGCTCAGAGGAAGAGCAGGTGCCTTTTAAGCACTGGGTCCGGATATCGTAATTCCGTCGGGGCACTAGCAACGGCATATCTTGTCTGCTGTATTCAGATGCAGCTGGCTGCAGTACTGTTAGACTCTATACCGTTGCCACTCCATTCTTTATGTCTGGAGGGAATTCAGATGAATGCATTTTACATTTGATTCTGAATAGTATATAATAATATATAGGCCATAGATAAGCACAGATATAGAAAGGCACAGTAATGGCTGGAAAATATGACAACTACTTCAAAGACTATGAGAATCAAGTAAAGAGCTCTGTCTTTACTGGATATGCAGACAAGCAGATGAATTGGATTTCGGTGTCGAAAAACTCGCCGATGGCGTATGTGCAGCTTCTTCAAGATGAACTGCTTCCAGTTCCATTCCATTCTTATGTAGAACTTTCAAATGGCAAGCATGCAAGTTTTGCTTGTCGTAAATTTGTTCATGAAGAATGCAAGCTTTGTGACAACATCGCCCATCTGAACAAAGAAGCTGGAGCACGAACTTCATACATTGCAAATGCAATCGAATTTCAGACAGTCGGTCCACGACAGTTTGTGCCAGTCATGATTGACTACAAGGTATCGAAAGATACTGGTGAAGAAGTCTTGAAAGAGTTCCCAAATCTAAATGTCATCAAAGACAATGATGCATATACTTTCCAGAAATTGCCAAAGATTGGTGTTCTGACTGGTAAGCGAGCTATCAATGATGCCTTGCCCCTTATCATGACTCAGTTTGGTCAAATTCAGGGAGAGATTATTTGTATTTCTCGTTCTGGTCAGGGGCTTGAGACTAAGTATACAGCAATGCGTATTGACGATTCGAATCTGAATCTTGATTCTGAGCCAGTCAAAGCTGCTATCAAGTTGTCTAAGAACATCGAAGACTACATTGATGACTACATCTCAGAAGACAAAGTCAAGTCTGCATTCCCAGGTTTCTTTAATGATGCTAAGACTTCTGAACAGTCTAGTAATGATAGCGAAGCTAAGAATGACAGTGCTGCATCTGAAAATGCTAATACTTCAACAGACACAGATAGCATGTCTGACAAGGAAATGGAGGACTTGATTGCTAAGATGTACAATGGTTCTAGCAACTGAATAGAATCATGGTCTAAGTTTCAGATGAATTAGATAGGGAAGAGGGTGTCATATTGAATATGGCACCCTTTACTTTTCTGGAGAACAAGATGGCGACAGCATTAGACAAGTTCATAGCAGGAATGCAGACTAAGTATGGTTCGAATTCGGCAATGAAGCCGACAGAGATGCCAGACAAGGGCATAGTATCTACAGGCTCTCTAGCGATAGATTACATGGTGTCATCAGAACGAGGCTTTGGAGTTCCACGAGACATAGTATGGGAGATCGGTGGAGCTCCTGGCTGTGGTAAGTCTACATTGTCAATGAATGTAGTCAACAATATCTTGAATTACGAGTTTGAACGAGCAAAGAAGAAAGTCAGGCTTAAAAAAGCTGTCAGAAATGGTGATGCTCAGAAAGAAAGTCTAGACTGGTTCAGTAAGTTCTTTGACAATCAGTCGTATGACTTGCATGTATTTGCAGAACCAGAACTGAACAAGCTGATAGATGAGTACGATCTTGATGACAAAGATATCGATCATGCTATCAAAGATGAGATGCGAAATGCATTGTACTGCGACATTGAAGGACGATTTGATCAGCATTGGGCAGCGAACTTCATAGATGATAGATGGCTTGAAAGCAAGTTTGCTATCATGAGGCCAAATACTATCGAAAATGCTACTACTATGTATGTAGAAGCACTTCGGACTGGAATGTTTGGCGTAGCAGTGATAGATTCTATTGGTGGAGCACCTACAGAACGAACATTCTGGAAAGACGCAGAATCTGGAAATGTAGGCGGCAATGCTCTTGGTGTCACAAGATTTGCAGGCTTTGCTCAGAACATGTCTTCAAAATTCACATGTTTGACAATAGGAATACAGCAAGTCAGAGAAGATCTTTCTGGCTATCATCAATATCTTGTGCCTGGTGGCGTTGCATGGAAGCATGCTTGTTCTCTTCGTATGGAACTGAAGCGAAAGAACAAAGAAGTCGTATATGATCTTGAGCCTGGGACAGTTGATCAGTACATTCAAGTAGGATACGGTCTGACTGCTAGACTTCATAAGAACAGTGTAGGCTTGTCAGGACGAGAGGCTCATACGTGGTTTTATACGTTCCCGTCAAAGTATGGCGAACCAGGGTTTGACAAGATTCAAGACGTCATAAGGCTCGCTACACTTTCTGGTGTCATCATAAAAGGCGCTTCTGGCGTATATCAGTCAGATCTGTTTCCGAATGGCCGAATTCGTGGTTATGACAAAATGGCTGGCTATATCAAAGACAATGAAGACGTCTACAAGAAAGTCGAAGCAGATATGAAGACTAAGCTTATGCACGGTGACATCAAAGACTTTGTTTCGAATTTTGAAGATGAAGGGAATATTGACCCTGAGACGGGAGAACTGAAAGCTTGAAAGCTGACTGGCAGAAGCATGAGCGACAGGTCAACAAAGAGCTGTCAGTAGATGCTACTCTTGCATCTGGAAGATTCTGGGGTGACAAAGGAGATGGCGCTACTTATGAGCATCCAGATGATGACAGTCGCTTTCAGCTTCAAGTAGATGAGAAGTGCACTACTCATAAGACGTATACTGTAGATGTACAATACATGAATGATTGCGTCAGAAGAGCTGCATTGGAGGGTAAGACATTCTTGCTTCCAATCAGATATCAGCTTGGAGAAGACGATTCAGACGTCTTTGACTACGTAGTCTTAAGACTTGCAGATTTCAAGTTCATGTTGGGATTCGATCAGTTGAAGACTGCTAAAGAAAAAGTCGCAGACGCTAGCAAAAAGTTGTCAGACATGAAAATGACTATGTCACCATTGTTTGACAAGCTTGATGCTATGACCGAATCGGACAATCTTACAACTAAGCAGAAGCTGCTCATTTGGAATGCTGTAGATGCATTCAATGAACTAATGAGAACGAAGTAGACAATGGCTAGCAATGCTCTTTCTCTTGTTTCTGGACTAGCTCAGAGCAAGAGTCTTTCAGACAACAGTGTCTGCCCAATATGCGACTTGCCAGCACTGACTAGACGAGATATAGAAGAAGCTATGGCTTGTGGTGTTTCAGACAGGGTTCTGAAGCACATGCTAAGAGAGAAGCTAGGCTATGAGATTCCGTCTGCAGTAATAGCTCAGCATATCGAACATCTTCCTGCTAGATACTATACGTATCATCAGATCATATCTGAAAAAGCTAAGGAAGCTGGAGTTTCGATAGACGATCCAGATCAAGACAAGCTTACGCCATTGGCGTATCTGAACAATGTCTTGCACGATGCTCAAAGAACTCTTGTAGCTAATCCTGGCACTACCAATCAGATGGTAGGCATTAACGTTGCAAAGACATTGCTAGACATTCAACAAAATCAAGAGTCTCAGCAAGATGCAATGCAATGGGTTCTCAAATTCAAGCAGCTTGTCAATGCAATTAAGTTAGTCTGCAACCAAGATCAGATTGCTAAGATTCTAGAGATGGTGGACAAGCAGAATGAATAAAGATGACGAGCTTCCAGTAGCGCATAAAGAAGCAGAGGCTCTCAAAGCTTTTGAAGATGCTAGGGAAGCTGGACAACTGCTGCCATGTCAATTGCTTCCGCCATCGTATTTCATGATACCTGTAAAGATATGGGTGCCAGTATCTGATGTCAATTCTCTATATGCAGTAGCAGATGCTTGTGCAGCTTGTCCATTGAGAGAGCAATGCGAAATGCTTGGGCAAGATGAGGGGTATGGAATATGGGGCGGAGTTGGTAGAGACAAATGGGCTTTTAGACGTCGCATATATGAAGGCGATTGGCCATACGACTGATTTTACATTTTAATACGAATGGTATATAATATAATTATGGAAAACATAATAAATACAATGAAAATGATAAATGATTTTGATGATGCACTGAAAGCACAAGAACAGCTTCAGCTCGCATATGGAATCAATTGTCATGCCAAAGGAAAAGAACGAAATGAAGTCTTGAAGGACTATATTTTCTGTGCTACAGATGAGCTTCATGAAGCTTTGCGATCTTTTGCTTGGCGTTCTTGGTCTACCAAAGAAGACTACAATTCTGATCGTGTAAAAGAAGAGCTTAGAGATGTGTTCCAGTTTTTCTTGAACATGATGCTTATAGCAGACATGACTCCAGAAGAACTGTTCAAGCTTGTTAAAGAGAAGCAGCAGATCAATTGGAATCGCATAAAGAACGATTATGGTGAACGAGTCGAAAATCAGGAAGATGAGCAATGACAGAGCTTCAGGAATTTGAATGCAAGTTCTGTCATAGGATATGCAGCAATAAGGCAGGTCTTACAAGACATCTGAACAGACAGCATTCTGAAGACATCAAAGCTGAAGACAAAGATGTCGAAAAAGCTTTGGGCATATCACATGAATCTTTGCGATACGAGTATCTTTCTGACAAAGATGCGAATTATGTCTATCAAGAATATCCTGAAATGCGGAACAAGAACTGGTGTCCGACTTGTGATGGCAAGAATGAGAATTGCGATCATGAACTTCAGAGAAATCTAGCTAAGCATTATGCTAATGCTGGCATTGGTATGACATACATGCGAATCGGATGGAAAGACTTCTATGGCAATGAAGATGTCAGGAAGTTCTGCTATCGATTCATGTCGAATGTCAAGTCGTTCAAAGAGAACGATATGGCTATGTGCTTGCTTGGTTCGAATGGTATTGGCAAGACGACATCTGTATCGTTGTTGTTCAAAGACTTAGTGTTGATGGGGTACAAGCCGTACTTCACTACATATCAAAAGCTAGTGACTATGCTTGGAGATTCGTTCTACAATTCTGAGGTCAAAGAACGATATGCAGACAAGATTCTTCGCTCACCATTCTTAGCAATAGATGACATTGGCAAGTCTATGAGCAATAGACTGACTCAAACAGCATTAGACAATGTATTGAGAGAACGAGTTCAAGCATCTAGACCGACATTCATAACGTCGAACATGAATACTGCTGAGATATTCAGAGAATATGGACGATCTTCATTCTCATTGATAGTTGAGACGTCAGTCATATTCGAATTGCAAGAGCAGCAAGATGTCAGGAGCAAGATAAAGAATGAGAAGTATGAACTAGCAAAAGCTGGAATCATCAAGCCAATTGTCTGACTAGAAAGAAAAGATCTGAATTGCCAAGTGTAGATCTAGAAAATGAAGCTGTAGCTCTTCTTACAAATCGTGATGCATTAGCTAAAATGTGGAGTCTTGGACTTAGAGCAGTCCATTTTGACAGGCTTGACACTAAAGCTGCATTCGAATTCGCAACAAAGTATTGGAGAGACTCGAGTTTTGAGACAGCGCCAACTAAGAAAGCTTTGCAAGACAATGTAGACAGCATCGTCATCAAAGATCCAGAAGAATCTCCAGTATATGTCGTCAACGAACTGAAGAGAAAGTATGCTGCTAGACTTGCAACTAAGGCAATACTTGAAGCAGGAGAGACAATAAGGTCTGATCCACAAGACACCATATCTAAGCTTTCAGATGCCCTGTGGGGAATTAGAGTCAAGACTAAAGAACGCAAGAACAGCACAGATCTTATTTCAGACGTTCAAGTCAGAAGACAGAAATATGAAGCTAGAGCTAAGCGAGCAGAAGCTGGTATTCTTGGCGAATCGTTGGGATTCGATGAGATAGATGAAATGACTTCTGGAATACGACCAGGAGAGCTTGTAGTTCTTGCAGCAGGACAGAAAGTCGGCAAGACTTGGTATTCTCTTCAGATTGCTAAAAGAGCTATAGAACAGCATCATTCATGTCTGTATTTCACACTTGAGATGAATACAGACGAGATGGCAGACAGATTTGAAGCTTTGCTTTCAGAAGTGTCATATAACAGACTTGACAAAGGACGACTTACAGTCAAAGAAGCAAAAGCTTTGTACGATGCTCAGGAGAATGAGAAGAATCTGGGAAAGATACAGTTCATAAAGCCACAGTTTGGAGACAGAACTGTAGAGAACATGATTCGAATAGCCAAAGACTTCGAACCAGACATTATGATAATCGATCAGCTGTCATTCATGGAATCGAACAGAGGCATGTCTAGGTCTGAACAGGCAGCGTCAGTAGTCTTGGAACTCAAATCAGCTATCAGTCAAGATGAAGACTGGATGGTACCGACAGTATTGTTAGCTCAGTTCAATCGTGGTGGAGCAAATGCTGGTGAGAATGTAGAAGCTACTAGTCTAGGATTGACGAGTGAGCTCGAACGCACTGCTGACAGTGTGATTGCATTATCTCAATCTAAAGAACAGAGAGCTTCAAATGCAATCATATTGCAGATTTTGAATGCTAGACGATATGACTTGGGGAAGTTTTTGCTAAAACGAGAGTTATATGAGAAGACTAAGTTCACATTCATCAAAACAATGAATGAGAACGAAGTAGATTCCGAAGAATCTTCTAAAAATTAGTATGCTTTCAATTTTACATTTGATCTAGAATAGTATATAATATTATATATAAATAAAAATTAAATTGAAAGGAACTAAAATGACAAACGAAACTTACGACTTTGGAATTGCTATTCCTTACGATTCTGATCAAGATCGCATTCTTTCTGAAAAGAAGTATGGAGTCAAGATTCAACAAATCATTAAGCCATGCACCTCTGAATATTGCAAAAAGAAAGGGCATCATCTACACGATGCAGACTGCACTCTTAGAGTCACAGGCTTTCATGATGCAATTCTAGCTTTTGCAAATGGAGATTGGGATGGCATGGAAGACTCTGTACAGCCTCCTGTAAAAGTTGCATAATTCAAGATTGTTCTCTGTGAACCTCTGAATACCAATGTATATAATTATATGGAACAATATTCAGATGTTCACAGAGATAAACGTCGTAATTCCTAGAATGCTTCTAGACAATACGTATGAATGATAGATGAAAGATTTAGAAGAATTCTCTCCAGTATGCGAGATGAGCAAGAATTCAGATGGGAAGACTGTATTCAGATGCTTCTTGAAGTCTAAGAAATGCAGGAAGTTCGTTACAGAATGGCATTCTAACATGAAGAATGCAGTAGAAGAACTGAACATTCTTATTGGAGGTGATGAATGATGCCAAGGCTAGCTCCAGTGACTGCAATGCAGCTTGTAAAGAAGTATCGTCCAGATTCTTCGATTCGATGGAACTCGTCTTGGCTTTAGCTCATTCATAGCTGTATCATCGATACAGTCATACCACATCATCTTCATGGTGATAGAAATGCTTCTGCAGGCATAAACTGCAAGACTGGTGCATACAACTGCTTTACGTGGTCTGATCATTCGATTTCTTTTAGAGAACTTTGCAAGATACTTCACGAAGATTATGACTTCGAATCAGAGACTGTCATTAAAGATGATGACTTTGGTAAAGCGATAAAAGAGAAGTTTGCACCACAGACAAAAGAATATAAGCTCAATCTAGACATCTATAGTACAGCTCATCATTGGTATATGACAGATATTCGTGGCTTTTCAGACAATGTGTTAGACATAGCAGGAATACGATATGACCAGTATACTGGACGAATAGTCATACCAATATGGGAAGCATCAACTTCTAATGAACGAAAGCTGGTTGGCATACAGAAAAGACGAATACAAGATCCGTCTATCGATGGCAACCACTATCAGAAGTATGAGAATGACAAGGGTTTTGTCAAGACAGACCATGTCTATGCGATAGAGAAACTTGATTTGTCTAAGCCCTTGATGGTAGTCGAATCGACTATGTCTGTATTGAAAGCTTGGGACTATGGAATCAAGAACTGCTGCTCAGTGCTTGGCTCTCATCTATCTAGATATCAGACAGACTTCTTGAAGCAGTTTCCAGAATTGATGCTAGCATTAGATGGTGACATGTCTGGAATGCGTGGCACTAGAAGCTTGCTGAAAAAGCTGAATGGAAGTCAAGTACGAATCTTAGACAATCATTGCTATGGCAGTGACGATATTGCAGATATTGGTAGAAACAAGACTTTTGAACTGATAATGTCGTCATTGACACCATTTCAATGGACAGAGAAGTATTCTAAGGCTATCGACCAGTGGATGCAGCAAAAGATTGAAGCTAAGAAAGCTTTCTGACTGCCATTTCATTTTACTTTTGTATCAAAATATTATATAATATAATAAATAGCTATAGAATGAAAGGACAGTCATGGCAAAAGCTACTACGCTTCAGGAACTGCTAGATTTCGTCAATGACAAGAATCATGTCGAATACAAAGCTCTAGCAGAAATGACAATGGACTCTACTGGTCTAATCAATTTTGATGAAAGGAAGTATGAGCTTTCGCCTAATGCTATGAATTGCCTTGCAAAATTGACTGGCATTCCAAGAAAGTTCTTCAGAGAGCTTCCAGCAGATCTTAGAGCTGTTAACTACAACTACTTCATAAAGCGATCTGAAGCTACTGTCTATGTATCGATTTCAGAAGACTTGATTTCTGAGATTCGAAATTCAGAAGCTGAATGGACAGTTCAGAGACTGATAGAGATGGCTGCAAATGCTATGGGTAGTGACGCCTATGTCATTCAACCATATCTTGGTCAGAAGTCTATCTCTTTCTATGTCTTCAGAGAGGAGACAGAGAACACTGTCCTTGGAGAAGTCTGCAAGGGCATTGTCATTAATACTTCTGTAGACAAAGGCAAGTGGTGCTATGCAAACCCAATTCTTGTCAATCCGTTAGACGAGACTGCTATCGAATTTGATGTGTCAGAACTAAGAGATGATGCTGGCATTGACAGACTTGATCTAGAAGCAGACATTGATTTTGCTTGTCATCAGGGATATAACTTTATAGACAGAGTGCTGAAGAACAACAGTAATGATGTACTTGAAGATGTTCAGCATTTTGCATCTCATTACGGTACTAGAGTTGGTCTAGCTGTAGCTACTAAACGAGCTATTGTAGAAGAGGTTATGTTAGCTCAGACTAATACTGCTTCTGGAATAGCATTGGCAGTAATGATGTCTGAAGGTAGAACAGGCTCATATCGACAGTTCACGAAGCTTGCTAAGATGGCAAGTCTTGCATTCTTTGCTACAGATCCAGAATATTGCGATCATTGTCATCAGGAACTTCCTGAAAAAGAGATGACAGAAGCAGAAGCTGCAGGAATCAATGAGGAACTAGTCTGATGAAAGAACCATTTGTTTCAATTCTTGTCCCTGTCTACAATCAAGAAAAGAAACTTCATAGAGCCTTAATGTCTATAGACAACGCTATCAGCAAGTCTGCATGCAAAGACATTCAAGTCATTCTGTATGATGATGGCTCTACAGACCTCTCGTCTTATATCATGCACGATTGGGAAGAAAAGAAGTCTTGTCTCGATGATCAGCATTGCAATGTCAAGACGATAAATGGCAAACAAAATGCTGGCTATGGTCATGCAATGAATGAGATGCTAGAAGCTGCCGATGGAAAGTACATTGGCATTCTAGAACCAGATGATGAACTTGCAGAAAACTATTTCAATGTCTTCGATGACATTGTCAGTGTTTCTGATTACGATGTCATCAAAGCAATGTATCTGACAGACAATGAAGAATGCAGTCTTGCAAAGCAAGTTCGATCTGAAAGCCTTGCTGGTTTGTGGAACAAAGACTTTCCAATAGAGTTGCTTATGCATCATCCTTCAATTTGGTCTGCAGTCTATAGGGCAGATTTCTTGAAAGAGAACGACATAAAGTTTGAGCAAGCTCCTGGTGCAGGCTGGGTAGACAATCTGTTCTTGTTTGAGACGATGTTACTAGCAAAAAGCATTTATGTTTCAGACGATATCGTCTATTCGTACAGCAAGACACAGACTGACAATTCTATGGTCAATTTCAACGCAGACGTTCCAATCAGACGAATGTATGCTGTCAGGAACTGGTTGAAGCTGTTCTATCATGCGAATACAAGAGAAGACATTCCAGAAGACATATTGTATGCATTCTCATTCAGAGTGGCTCAATACATAGATTTGATAGTCAACAAATATCGTGTTGATTCTGAACAAGCTATTCAGATGCTTGTAGATGGTCTTGTACAGTGGTGTTCTGTCGAACTGCTGTATAAGCATGGCAACAACAGTTACGCAGATCAGCTATGGATGTATCAGCACAATCTTTGGCTAAAGGACTGATGATGAATATCGAAAAGACTTGGCAAGCTTTGATGCTGATGAAAGACGACATGTCTGCATCTGAGACTGAACGTGAAAATGCTGTACGACTTTTGAAGAAGTTTGACAAGGTAAAAATCTGGACAGATCAGACTATGATAGCAGACGAAGTGCTATCTTTGCCAGATCTGTCAAACAATGCATTGAATCTGATTCGTTCTGTGCTGACTATGAAATGCAGAGATGTAGCAGTAGTCTTCTATGAGAAGCAGAATGAGTTTCATGCTTATGGCAACCCATCTGCAGTGCTCGTCATAAAGATGTTCTGCGACTACGCTACTAAGTTGTGCACAGCAGACAAAGACTCTAAGAATGTAGCTGTCTTTGAGCAAGTCCTAGATCTGCTTGTGTTGCAGTCGGATTCGATGGCAATAGTACAAGCATCTAAAAAGAATTTGTATTCGTCTTTGCAGTCAAAGTTTGACACAGTGCCTAAGTATGTCACTGTAGCTAGAACAGGAAAGCGAGACAAGAATTTTGCATTGAAGCAGATGCGTGAGAAGCCCTTCGATTTTACAAAAGCTAATTGATGGTATATAATATATATAAATATTTAGTTAGTAAAATGAAAGTTTAGGAGGCTATCATGGCAAAGGAACAAGTCAAGGTTCTCGTTCAGAAGGAAGACATCAAAGCTCTTTCTCAAAAAGAGCTGTATTCTTTTGGACAGTCTATTGTATATGCAGATACAGCAAAAGATGTTGTCGAAGAGAATCTTTCTGCTTTTGATGGCATCAATAAGATGCTAACAGATATTTCTGACAAGAAGATTGCTCTTGATAGCAAGTCCGCAGACATTCTAGCAAGAGCTTACATTTCAGCTCAATACATTCAAGCTGCATCTACAGTACAGATTGACGAAATCAAAGCTGTTGTTCGTAAAGAGCTTGAAGATACTGGACGACTGGAAGTCAAGGCAGAGTCTTGCAATCTAAAGTTTGCATTGTCTGCACCAAAGACTACAGTGACTTATGATCTGCCAATGCTTGAAGAAGAACGACCTGAAGTCTATCGAGAGGTTACTAATCGAGCTGGCAAGCCAATGAAGAAAGCCGATCGAAAAGCGTTGGAAGATGAGATTGCCGCAAAACAAGCTGAACTTGCAGAACTGAACAAGAAGCTTGTAGAAGACAATGCTGCTCAAGAAATCGTTTTCAGTTCAGATCTTCTAGATGCTAAGATTGCAAATGACGATACTCTTGCAAAGTACAGGACTTCAGTCACAGCTTCTAAGAACTTCTATTTCAAGAACTACAAGTGATGTTGGAGATTGAAAGTGCTTCTGTCTGATTATGATATCGAAAAACTGCACAGTGATTGTCCAGATCTGATTGTACCATGGCAAGATGACAGTCTTCAACCTGCTAGTTATGACATGTCTTTGGGAGACGAGATAATAAAACCGGATTATGGTCAGGTCTGGCCAAAAGCTAGAAAAGTAGAACATCTCAAATCTTCTAGAGTATTTATCGACTGCAGTCAAGGCTATCGACTTCTTCCAAAAGAGTTCGTACTTGGTACGACAAAAGAGACAGTGCACGTTCCAGACTCGATTGGCGCTAGATTTGAAGGAAAGTCTTCTCTTGGCAGAATTGGTCTTATGACACATGTGACAGCTGGCTTCATAGATCCAGGGTTCAATGGCACCATAACAGTAGAGATCTGTAACGTTAGTGATAATATCGTATATCTTGAAAGTGGCATGAAGATCGGGCAGATCTGCTTTTATGAATTGAAGACTAGATCAAACAGGCCTTATGGTAAAAGAGGAAATCATTATCAAGCTCAAAACGGTGTAACACAAGCGTATTTGACAGATATCATTCGCTCTTAGAACTGTATATAATATAATATTCATATATAATATGTAAACTATATTGTTTTCACAGAATCATTCTAGTAAACATGGTAGAATTGCCAATTAATAATTAACCATATACTAGAAAACAAGCAAGATTTGATGAGCAATCTATGAAATTGAAAGGCAAAAGAATGGCACATGAAGCTATTGTTAGCCGTGATATGACAAGAGAAGCTCGTGGCGCAATCATTTGGGATATGAGACGAAATCAGAAGATGACGAATACCGAGATTGGAGAAGAGTTTGGTCTGTCTCGTGTTCGTATCTGCCAAGAATTCAAGTTCTACATTGAGACACCAGAAGGCATGAAGAAAGAGTCTGATTTCATGGCAAAGAAAGCTGAAATTGCAAACAAGAAAAAGATGTCTGTAGTCGAACGCCAAGAAGCTAGAATCAAAGAACGTAATGACAAAGCTATTCGAATTCTCAGTAGTTTGATCGATGGCAAGACTGTGAAAGAAGTTGCAGATAGTGAAAAGCTGTCTGTAAGCAGAATTCATGGCATCATCAATCAGTATGAGAAAGTCAATCCAGAACTTGTCAGCAAGTATAGAGAAGTTGCTAGCAAGCATCGTTTTGGTTGGAACAAGAGGTCTCCAAAAGTAGCTGAAGATGTTATTTCTGAAGCTAAAGATGACATTAGCGAACTTCTTGAAACAGCAGAATAAAAAGTTGTCATAGTTTTGCTTAGAAAAGATTGCTAGAAAATGCAAAATTCAGCTCAAAACCTTAGCTTTCAGTATGGAATTGTAGCTTCAGTAGACACGAAAGCTATGACATGTATGCTGAATACAGCTTCTGGACCAAAACGAATACAGATAATGCATGGTGGTGTGACAGTTGTCATGCCAAAAGTCGGTGAAGTATGGACTTTCTATGTCAATGGCCTGACTAGAGTACTGTATGAAAGAAGCAGTATTGAGACTTACGAGTCAGAGCAGTTGATGAATGAAGGCGATGTACTTGTCAGAGCTTCTTCAGATGTAGCTATTGAAGGGAACTACATCAAGATGAAGGATGCTCATGGAGAGTTCTTCAATCAAGTCAATGGCCAGATGAATCCAGACAGGGCAGCTTCGAGCAGAATGTACATGGTCAAGTCTGAGACAGATTTAGAATCGATAGATGGAAAGCTTGTCACACCTCCATGTCTTCTAGCAATCGTATCTGGATCGAATGTGACATGGAAGGCTAAGACAGAATGACAGACAATGCAATTCCAAATGATGCTCTAGAAGAGTCGCCAATAGATGCAGATGCATATACTAAGTCTTCTGTACGAGAAGCTCTTATGATATTTGCAAGACGTTATGACAGCCTTCAGTCAAAATATGATCAAGCTATCTATCAATTAGATCAGTATGACAAGGCGCTAAGTGGTCTTCTAGCTTCTAAGAAGATGTTTGATGCTGCAATGCTGTCAGAGACAGAGCAGGTCTTCTCTTCAATAGACAAGATGGAGAAGCTTGCTTTGAAGGACAGGCCAGCTAGATTGCTTGCTGAAAATGATGTATATGTCTACGACTTGAAAGATAAGAAGTGGAAGAAGCAAGACAATAATTTTACTTCGGAAACTAATTAGTCGAGCTAGTCATTTGTTTTACGAAGTAAACAAAAAGCCTGATTATATTCTTTCATAAACTAAAATGTCAAAAATCAATAAGTAATATTGTGTCATGACAGATTTGAAGCATATTGACAGTCAGCTAGACCATTTAGACTTTGACTTTCCACCAGTCTATGGGCCATTCATACTGAAAAAAGACTATATCAGGCATGCAGCAAATCTAGCTTCTACGATCATGGTCCAAGACAATGTCATAGACATGCTGACAGATCAACTCAATCATGCAAACGCTAAGATAGCGAAACTTGAAGCTCGAATTCAGATGGACACACACAGATGGCACGAAGAGGAATAGCTAATTCAGATGCTGAACGCATCATAGAGTCTTTGACACCAGAAATGCTGATCAACGACAGTCTGAAAAGCAAGAAGACTTTTCCATGGGACACTCCATTAGAGTTCTTCGAATCAGACAAATACTGCAACATGCATCTGTATCCGAGACAGCGTCTGATGCTAAAACTGTGGAACTTGCAAGATGACTTCACAGACTATGAGAATCAGACTATCGACAAGTGGTGCAAGGGCTTCAAGAATGACAAGTACAAGTGTGGAATACAGCCTGACATTCGAGAACGAATAGCATATCTTAAGGCTAATGACTATACGCATTTCACTACTATAGTGATAGTAGCTGGAAGACGATTCTCTAAGTCTAGAATGTCGGGTGCTGAAAAAGCGCTAAATGATGCAGAGACACTTTGGCGAGGCATTCCATCAGTCTCATTCAATCAGACTCTTGCAGAAGAGCAAGATCGAATAGTCGGTAAAGACTTCTTCCAGAAAGACCCTTTTGATGATCAACAAGACAATTCTGGCATATCTCAAGATTCGTCAGTCTATACAGTCGTAGTTGCTACTACAGCTCAGCAGGCTCAAGAGACTCTATTTTCAGACTATTACAATGCTGTAATGGGGTGCAAATGGCTTCAGCAATACATTCTGAGAATAACGCCTTTTCAGATCGTCTATCAGACTATAAATGACAAGCTCAAGACATTGCAGTATCTTAGCAATGGCATTCCTCTTGAAAAAGAACTTGCATCGATGATATCTCGTCCAATCAGTTCTAACTCAAACTCAATTCGTGGGCGCAACATCATTGCATACTTGCACGATGAAATTTTCTTTGGTCAGTCTGGAGATTCATTCAGAGCAGCAGATAGAATAGTCGGAGCTATCACACCTGCAACACAACGCTTTGGTCGACAGCGTCTTGTCATGTATCCGTCATCACCATGGACAAGAACAGGAAGAGTATATCAGATATACCTTCAGGGGCAAGTCTACATGGATGAGTATCTTGAACGAGAAGGCAAGACTAAGACTCATAAAAACATAGTCGAAGCTAATGAACAAGTCGAACAGATGGAACAAGCATTGGCAGATCCGTCTGTATTCGTATCTCAGCTTGAATCTTGGGAAGTGTACGAAGACTACAAAGACGAAGCTTTCAGACCGACATACTGGTCAGGATGGAGTCCAAAGCTTCTGACAATCCAGAATGAAAAGGGTGAGACAAGGCAGATACAAGCTAATACGAATGCAAAAGTCGGGCAGTATGTCAATGTCGATCAAGAAACAGTCTGATTTTACTTTTGAAACAAAGTAGTATATAATATAATTATCTATTTCAAAAGAAATAGTTAAGAAAGTAAAACAGGAGAATACTTAGATGACTATCAGGTTTGTAGATCGTCATAACGATGGTACGATTTCAGATATAGCATTTGATGAGATTCTGCAGAATCAGAAACGAACTCTGAATTTCAAAGAATTGAAATACGACGTATATTTAGCAGCAGGATTTTTTAATGAATCTAAGCTTAAAGCTCATGACATGCTTCAGCATCTTCTGGAAGATGAACTTGGTCTGACAGTATTCGTACCAAAACGTGACGCCCCTCAGATTCCAGCTAATCCGACTCAAGCTCAAATGGATGCGAATTTCAATGAAGACGTCAAAGCTATCGAACAATCTCTGTTCATGGTGGCATCGACAGAAGGACTTGATTCTGGAACGATCTGGGAAGCTGGATATGCATACAAAGCTGGAGTCACGACATTTGGATACGCTCCGCTTCTTCCTGAAGGTGTCAAGTTCAATCTCATGCTTGCCAATTCTATGCAAGAGGTCTTTCTGAATGACGAAGACTTCTTGAACTATTTCAAGAATGGCAAGCTTCCAGCGAAAGTGCAGGCGTTCTGATGTCTAGAAAAAGTCTAGCTAAGTATTCGTTCGATGGCATAGACATCATCTATCCAGAAGGCGCATCTAAGTATCCGACAGTCGAAGAGTTTCTTGCTAGGCTTCCTGCAGAATGCAAGAAAATCGTTAAAGAATGCTATTCTGATCCTGATGGTTCTGTCTGGTGTCAGCTGAAAGACGGCTGGTATTCTGCTGATGACCAGAGTCTGCTTCTAGTCTGCAATGAATCAGAACAAGAATCGCTCGATGAGATGAGTGTCGCATGTCTTGTATCTGGAGATGTATACAAGCTTGACGACGAAGGCGTTAAGAACTGGCTTTACTGACTTTCTGACATAATTACGACGTTTATCTCTGTGTTTACGAAAATTCATATATTATTAATTATCCATATATGATACCTCGTAAACACAGAGATATCAAAGAATTACTTCTGGGATATACTGATGACTTTTATAGACTTTGAAAATTATAAGAACAACAGATACGACAATCAAGTCGAGTCTGAAGACTTTGACAACGATCATGCTATTGACAAGACGACTGCAGTTGATCTGCGATACGAACTAGAAGAGAGAACGTTCGATCTGCTAGACCAAGACTATGTACATCGCTGGAATGGCAGGCATATGATCAAGTCTCAGAATCTGGCAGAGCATCATGCTCATACAGCTCAGTATCTGATAGCCCTATTCTCTATATTCGAAGTCCCAGAAGACGTTCAGCTTGAAGCTCTGAAACGAGCTGTAGTCCATGATCTGCCTGAGACTGAGCTTTGCGACATACCATACCCAGTTCATGTCAAATACCCAGAGATCTCAAAGGCGTATGACAAAGCGGAACAAGATGTCTGGCATGACAAGTATCCACTGTATCGGTCCAATGTCGAAAAGGGATCGACCGCATGGCTTCTAGTCAAGATTGCAGATCGTCTAGATCGCATCAACTTCCTATGCAATGAGACTCAGCTTGGCAATGATTCTGACTATGTCGTTCAGTCTTTGTCTGATGAGAGAGATGCTGTCGAAGACTTGATTGTAGAGCTTGGAGACAGACTTGAAGTGTTTCACAAATAGCTTAGAATGTACATGGTCTATGATATAATAGAATATAGGAAAGGTAATCAAGAGAATACTTTTGATTACCTTTTTCGATTGCTTTAGCGCATATCAGAATACAGAAAAGAGCTATCTGTGAAAGACGCTTTCGATCAAACTTTGAAAGTCCAACAGCATGGACAAATCAACGTCAAAGATGTCAAATCTGGCACGCCAATCGTATCATTCAACAAGTATCTGATGGCAGAGTCTTCTAATGTCACGTATTCTTCTGTCGATGTGTCAGACTTGATAAGACTGTCATTTTACGATGGCACTTCTGTAGTGCTGCCGTCTGACTGGCTTGTCTATGACACTGTTTGGAAAGAGTTCAAGAAAGTCAGAGACGTTTCTAAGAACGATGTTCTAAAGGCATATACTGACAAGCGAACTGTGTCATCTGTGGAAGATCTTGGCAGAGAGACATTCCAAGACATTGTTTCAGCAAATCACAGAATGTATGTGAATGACATTGCTGTAATGACGCACTGATGTCTTTTAACGAAATTTCGATTTTACTTCTGAATCAGAATATGATATAATATACTTAATAAGTAAACGATTCAGAAAGTTAATCGGGAGAATACTTAGAATGACATTCTACATAACAGATCCTAAACCTTGCAAAGACGATTTCTATCTGAAGCTTCCAAATCTAAGGCCAGTCGTGAATAAGCATTCAAAAGCTGCAATACACGTACCAGCATTCGACAAAGACTTTCTGATCGAAAAAGACGATGAGTCAGAAGACAAGTATTCGGTCTATGTCAAAGACTCGAACAAGTATCTGGCTACTATCTATGCTTACGCAGATTCGTGGCGAATCATTCTAGATCATAAAGACTTTCAGTATGTCGACATATTCTGTGGAAACTTTTCAGAATCTGTCGACTTCGTAACTGCCATATTTGCACCACTGCTTGGAGATGACAATGACAGAGCTTGAGGAAAGTCAGAAAAAGCAGCTCGACGCCGCTCAGAAGCTTATCGAATCATATGACAGACAAGTCAAAGACTTGAAGGCTAAGCTTGCATTGTCAGATTCTAAATTCAAAGCTTTAGCGACTAAGGGCATAGCCTTCAGTTCATATTCTGATCTGAAACGAGCTGCTAATGTCTATCGGTCAAAGTACTTCTGGCTTATGACTGATGACAGTCTAGAACTGTACGAACTGAATCTGACTACGAAACAGTTGAAACGAACATCATCATATATGATAAAGAGTCTTGCATGATAATCGGGAGAATACTTCTGATATCATCAACAATAGCTGAAAAACACAAACTTAATAAAAAAAATAAGAAGAGAGGGGAACATAGAACTGTCATGGCTAAGTATGCTGGGCGATTCTTGATGGAATTCGAGCTGTGGTGCTGACGTGGATTTGCAGTCAATAGTTCTGATATTGCTTGCAGTACTGATAGCATATCTGTTTAGAAATGAAACGAAGTAAGCAAGGAGAACACATCATGAGCACTATGATCTATTCTGGAAAGACTAAGTACGACATCTACGTAACATACCCTGAAGATGTTGAGTCTAAGACAGAGAAGTTCATCAAAGCTGTTGACGAGTTCAGTGTAGAAGTTGGAATTCAGGGCTTCACACTAGCTTGGATGAAAGATGGCGAATACTCTGAGGAAGACTTCCCGAACTATATGGATGTCAAAGTCTTGCAGTCAGACTCTAAGTCGGAAAAGTCAGGCTTGACAGATGTCAAAGATGCTGAGACTGACAAGCCAGAGACTGATTCGGAAGACAGTGGAGAGACTGTTCCAGTGATCTGCGAAAGCTGTCTAGACAGATACGTACGTCATATCGTGCACGAAGAACTAGCAAATCATTTTGTTGCATTTGGGCTAGGCATGTTCGATGTCGTGTGCAATTATGACGACGATGAGGATGAGGACTGATGACAGCTCGTTCTGACAAGCATTACGATCTGTCTATGTCTACTGACAATATCGGCACGTATATAGAGCTGACAAATCCAGAAGACACTTCTGACAGAGTCAGATCTGCATATTTGTCTGCTGAATCGATAGTCGAGATCGCATTCTCGTATCGACAGGGACAGTCTCAGCTCGAATATGCTAAGCGAATGCTTCAGCAAGAGCTAGAAGATACGAAGACAAAGTGTGAAGAGCTCAGTAAGTGTCCTGTCTGCAAGTCAGATCTAGTCATCGACAAGCAGCAGAACAATGTGACTGGCAATGTCTTGTGGACATGCATTTGCAGCAAAGACGTCAGTCATGCATCTGTAGCAGCTACTACATCTGAAGAACTGTCTGCTGTATGGGCTGGATTCGTGTCAGCTTGGCATTCTATGCATGTTGCTGCAGAACAAGAACAGTCTGACACAGACAAGTCTGAAAGTTCAGAAAGTGTTGGAGAATGAACATTCTGAAAACGTACGATGGCAGATACGCTAAGTACTCAGACTATGTTCAGGGATACGCTGTAGCTGGTCATCTGAAGACGTTCTTCGATTTCAAGATACTGTCATGGCACATACATATAGATCCAGTCTTGTATGTCTCTACGACAGATCCAGTGTATGTCTATGACAAAGATCTGGCAGACAGAATCATGACAGTGTCAAAGTATGATTTCGGCAATGAGAAGCAGTTCTTGAATGCTTTACACAATATCAAGTTCTATGATTCAGAACAAGACTACAGGGACAAGAACAGATCGCGATGACAGATGACAAGCTAGTAGACGCTCTGTCTCCACAAGTCAAGAAAGAGACTTTGTCAGAGACAGAGCACTACATTCTGAACGTCGTCAGATATGACACAGAACGTCTGCACGAAGACACATACAAGATCGAACGCAAAGACAGCATCAAAGACGACAGTGACTGGCCAGACATGACTCAGAACAAGACTCGTGACGGTCTTGCAGTGATGACTCCAGTCTATCACTATCACACTGTCGAAGCATTCAAGAACTACGCAGACATCTTGATGCAAGCTTACAGAGAGGCTGTCAGACTGAAGGAAGCTGTTGACAGAGACATGGCAGAACACAGATGCTGACAGTCATATATGTCATAGCTATATCAGCTATAGCTTGCGTATTCAAATACTATGTCATGTCAGATAAGTGACTGAGACTGGACGACAAAAAAAGACAATGAACTTCATACTTCTTTGCATAATAGTCATAGCAGTTCTGATGCTAGTGAAGTCTGTGCATCTGAAAGCTCCAAGACCAGTCAAGTCTGAATCTGTAGAAGCAGATCTGAGACCGTGTTCTAGATGTCATTCTCAGCCGACATTGCACTGTTCTCATTCTGACTCTACGACTACATACTTGCTATGTTCGTGCGGACGTACAGCATCTGTCAATGGCATGCCTGTACCGTCGAATCTGAAGCTTCTGTATGAGACTTGGAACAAGATACAGTCTGAATACTGATATATGTTGTCTGAGAATCATTCTTATGAATTTTACATTTGAACAAGAATAGTATATAATATAATTATCCTATTCAAATATAAAAATGAATCAGAAAGGAACTCTGAATTACTATGAATGACTTCGACAAGTATATAGTGCAGCAACGCAAACACCATTTCTGGATTACTGTAGAGACTTCAGCTACAAAGAAGTATGCTGAAGCATATGCAAACGTTGCTGCTACAGAACAGAATCCGACACGAATCATGCAGTTCAGTCAGCGCAAATATGAGACTGTCTTAGCAAACATAGTATTGACACTAGTCTTGATGGTTGTCGCTATCATATCTCATTTCACCCAATATCATGAACCTGCAGCAGTCACAGGCATTCTGTTCTTTGCAATGCTGACATATACTCTGTTTGTCATCTGCCGTAGGAAGAATGACGGTCTGTTCTGGTAGAGTACGAAATGAGATTTGACGAACTGTCTAACAGAGATCAAGAACGTATCAGGCTTGCACAAAGACTAGCCTCTATGTCTGAAAGCAATACACGTACACGTCATGGTTGTGTCATTGTCAAAGCTGGCAATGTCATAGCTGTCGGTGTCAACCAGTATCGCAACAATCCAAACTTGTTCGACTTCACTTTAGACAATACAGACTGCATATCTGTTCATGCTGAAGAAGCTTGTCTGAAGGCTTTGAGTCATCAAGCTAGACATTGCACAGCATACATCGTTAGACTGAACAGTGCAGACATGACAGCTATGTCAAGACCATGCGACAGATGCATGAGACAGCTAAAAGATGCTGGAATAGACAAGTTAGTATATACGACGTATACTGGCGTAGAGATAGAGAGGATATGATGTCTGATGTAGCTTTTGCTATAAAGTTCATAGTCTTGCTAATAGCGTGCATAACTGGCTTTTCAATTGCTCTGTATGCTATTGCATTAGTCATTGCAGCTTTCAGAAAGCTTTTGAACAAGAATGCTAGATCTGTCAGATCTAATGAGAAAGAGAATCTAGAATGAGTATGAGGAACGTAGCTGTTTGCAAGCTTTGTGGACATACTGGTCCAAAGACAGAGATGTCTAAGACTAAGAACAGTCAGGGCTTCATCAACGGATACGAGCACAAAGACTGCGACAAATACAAGTCATATCCAACTATAGTAACGCAAGACAGTCTTAGCTATCGCAACTACTATTCGAGAGGACTGTGACATGCTACGACGCTTGAAGACATGAAGAATGAGACAAGACATTGCTAAAGTCTGATCTGTATCTGAAGCCGTGCAGCTGTACAGCGCCAGTCAGTATCATCTGTTCACGTTACATGCTCTGTCAGAGACTAGAATGTCTGTGCAGTGTATCATAGAAAGCTGTTGCTGATGCGTTTACCAGTCAGTTGCAGATATGATGCTGTACAGTGTGCAGAATGTAGCAGATGGTTCTCAGATACAGATGGAGAGTTCGACTGGATGACTGATGAATTCATCTGCTACAGCTGCCTAGACAGTACAGACAATGACAACGAATACAGAAAGAGACTGAAATAGAAAGATGCGTACTAAGATTAAGATTGCAGCTTCAGCATTGGCGCTAGCTATGCTTGCATCTCTGTCAAGCTGTTCACTCCCATCCTCACACTATCCTACATCTGTCTCATACAAGACAGAAGTCATAGAACTGAACGATACAAGAAAAGTCACATGCGTGGTTGCCATATCAGACTACAGAGTGTTTGGAATGTCATGTGACTGGGCGCATGCTTCTGGTGCAGATCTAGATCCATCAAGGCAATAGATAGAAAGAGATGAATTGTGATTCTGACGCCTGCTGAACGACTGCTAGAATTGGTTGTGCTAGTCTTTCTGTACGTCTCAGCGTTTCAATGGCTGATCTGCTATGTTGTGCAAGACTACAGAGACTTCAAGAACCAGACAATTCTGACTAATCAATGCAAATGGTGGCAATTCGTAGAAGACGAATACGGAGATTCCAACTCAATCTTCTTTGTCATCTAATATGACGAATACTGACAAATATCAGTATAAGAATAGATCAGAAGATATCTCAGAAGTTACGACGTTAATCTCTGTGAATCTCTGATATCATATATGGATAATTATATATCTTCATATTTCTAGATTCACAGAGATAAACGTCGTAATTTCATTCTGATTTTACATTTGATAAAGAATGGTATATAATATTATTAATCAAATGGTAAATTGAAAGGAATCTGAAATGGACAAGCAGACCACTCTTGAAGAGTTCGAAAAAGGAATGACCGAAAACCTTTCCTACCTTCAAAGGAACACCAAGGAAGGCAAGTACGTTTGGACGAAAAGCCATGTCTGCAATCCCGAACGTTCCTTCTCTCGCTCTTGGAAGATGACCTTATGCATGTGGGGCGAAGAAGGATACGTCAAGGAGGCTACTTTCTCTCTTACTTACGACCTCTCACTGCAATACGCTGGAGACAATGGAAGCGCGGCTGGAATCCCCACGGAGACTGCCCGAATCCCCATATATCGGGATGGTGTGCCTATCACCACTTTCAAGGGTGTTGACAAGTCCGCCAAGATACTTCTCGACAAGGTCGAACAGGTCTTGGGATTGGCAGAGAAGTTCGAGCGTGGATTCTGGGAGTTGAATCAGACGAGTAAGTCGTTGACTTCTTTGGAGGAGAACATCTTCTGAATCCAATGGCCCCACAATGGAGCCCTGTCTTGGTAGCCAAGTGGATATGGCGTCCGCCATCTAAGCGGATAATATGCATGTCAGACAAAAAATAGACATGTCGATCCCGATAGGTGATCGACATGGAATCTTCTACGGAGGAGATAATGGAAAAGCTAGCATTCGATCGCTATCAAGTCTTGTCAGGTTCAGATAGCTGGTACAAGAAGACATCGATAGAGTTCTTTGATGAACTGACTCCAGAATATGACATTGTAGTCGAAAGCAGTTTTGGAGCAACGTTCATAAACAGTCCACATGTGAATCTGCATGACAAGACGGTCAGTATTGCATCGTTCATGATACCATATGGAGAAGGCGACTATCCAGTCTTCTCATTTGAAGACGGCAATTGCATTCTGCTAGAATACGATGCAATAATGACTGTCAAGCTAGTCATAGACAAAGTTCAGCAAAATGCAGACATAGAACGCATGCTCTATCGAACTGTCTTGCCAGAGTATGTCGATTTAAAGCACTGTCCAGATTGCGATGTCATTCCAGTCAAGACTGGCTACGAGGAGAAAGACACGTCTGACAGCAATACATACTGGTCGATGTCTTGTCCGTCATGCCATTTCAGGACAGAGCCGAAAGACATCGAGACTGCAGAATGGTTCTGGAACATGATGTGCGATGTAAGGAAGAGTTGAAGATAGAATGATTGCATCTCTATTAGCATCTATGATGACGTTGCAGACTACGACTAGAACGATGTTGAAAAGTCTGAACACTACGAGACAGAATACAGAGACAGTTCAGCGCTTGACTGCAAGAAATGCAAAAGATGCTAGCGGGCATTGTGCTAGTCAAGCGCAACATAGGCAGTCAAAGCCTTTAGTCGAATCTGTCTATGACATCGAACCATCTGTCAGAAAGCTGTATCTGCTAGATTTCTGTTGTAGACGAGACCCGCATCTTGAAGTCCATGTCTTAGGCGAGACAGTCGCGTTTCAAGTCAGATGCTGGAACTGTGGAAAGACTAGCTTCATGTTCGATAGTCCAGACAAAGCTGCCAACCAATGGAATGAGATGAACGATGACTGATGGCATTGCAATTCAGATTCTGAAAGACAGAACGTGCAGTCAAGAATTCAGAATTCCGTCTGCTTATGACAAGTTCTTGACTTTCATTGGTCTGAAGCTGAAAGACATTGACAGAATCAGTACAAGACGTTTTGCAAATCTAGTCTTGAAAGCATTGGAACGTGTCTCTAAGACAGCTTTGCAAGACTGGAAGGAAGCATTCGATCAAGATTCAGAAGTCAAAGTAGAAGACGTAGTCAAAGTCTTGTCAAATGTCTGTGCAGCTTGTCTGATAGCAGACAGCTCTAACATTGTCAAGATCCATGTCGAAAAGTCTGAGAACACTAGTCTGACTCTGATCAAGAATTGCTGTGACAAGCCAGACATAGACTTCAGACCAGATGCAGAAGGCAATTGGATCATAGAATGCCATAGTTGCGCAAGAAGAATCGAATCTTCAGACACTTTCTTTAGTGCTGTAGAAGAATGGAATGATCATCTTGTCAAAGATGTCTGAATGCAAACGAAAAGCTAGAGGCGTAGAGCATTGCACATTTGTAGGCTGCAAAGAAGAATGCACAGACCACATCTTCTTCTGCAACAAGCATTATGACATTCATAAGAAAGCATTGAAACGAGAGGCAAGAGCTAGAGAAGACAAGAGCAAAGACAAGATCAGAAAAGCTCGATACAGAGCTAAGAACAGGGACAAGATACGAGCTAAGAACAGAGAACGATACTGGTCTAATCCAGAATCTTCAAGACGATACAACAACTTCTTGTACAACAGAAAGAGACTCAATGAGCATGCAGCAGAATCAGAATGAGATGACTTGGGCAGAGATAGCTAGACTGCAGAAGTCAGAAGACTATGTTGACAGATTCGAAGCAGAATTCTATGCATTGCAGAAACGTCTAGTACGTCTAGACAACATGCTGTACTGCTGGCGAAACAATAGCTTGAACTTCGAACCGAGCTGCTCTTACAGGAAGCTCAAAGACCAGTTCGATGCTATGCTGAAGTACTACGACATTCTTGTTGACAGAGCAGAAATCGAACACATCGAACTGAATGTGACATATAGATAGGGACATAGTCATGAAACAGAACGAGAACGAGACTGATCGACAGATCTTTGGTACAGACGCAGATATAGAGCTTGCGAACAGAATCAATGACTGCATAAAACATCACAATGAGAATGTCGCTAGAATCAAGCGTCTTGAGAAATTAGTAGATAGCATTGCCACTATATTTGACAAGACCGCATCTATGTTTAATGCTGAGTCTAAGATACACTCGTACTTCCGCATGAAGATATGGCTGCTTACAGGCTTTGCTGGAACATCATGCATTCTGTCTGCGGCAGCTATACTGATAGCTTTGCTGAAATAGCTAGAATTACGACGTTAATCTCTGTGAACTTAGAATCTTTGGTATTATAAATTATCCATATATGATACGAAAGTATCATAGAGATAAACGTCGTAATTCCTAGAACCATCTCTGATTCTTTCTATTGTAGAATATGCAAAAGATCGATAGGTCTAGCAAAAAAAGTCTGAATCTGATCGATTTTACATACGATTTATTATAGTATATAATATTATTATATGATCAGTATTAAACAGAAAGGAGAGAAAGCTATGAATAGAACGACGGCTGTTGCAACAGCTGCAGCTATATGCTTGCTGTCAATGGCAGCTTGCAGTCAGAATCAAGCAGTCAGCGCTGTTCAAGTCATGAATGAATGTTGGGATTCATTGTCAGGCAATGTTTACTACAACGCAAACAAAGACCACGAATTCACAGTCTTGTACCAGACAGACTCAGACGTAGTAGCTGCCAAAGACGAATTAGAATGTGCTTTTCAAGAACTGCACTTTGACGATTCGACATACGAGACAGACGTTTTGAAGCTCGACAGAATCAAGATCGATTCTGACATCGCTACAGTCAAGATATCTGTTCCTGTCAACAGCAATTCTGCTGGGCAGCAGGGACGAATCGTCAAGTTCGAGTTAAAAAGCTAGCATTGCAGAAAAGACAGACAACAAACAGATAGAAAAAAGGAAAAAAAGGAGATAGAATATGTCACAGACAGTCAAAGTGAAAGCTCTTACAGACAAGGCCTTCAGACCAGAACGGAAACACAAGTTCGATGCAGGTGCAGATCTGCATTCAGTCTTTGGAGACTTCGTACTTCCACCCAACACTCCAACGCTAGTCGGTACTGGTCTAGCAGTGCAGATTCCAGAAGGCTATGTTGGCATGGTCTGCCCACGATCAGGACTTGCAGTTCGTGGCGTCACAGTCATGAATGCTCCTGGAATTGTAGACTCTGGCTATCGTGGTGAACTGAAAGTCAATCTAGTCAATCTATCGGACCATCAGATGGAGATCTGCTATGGTGATCGCATCGCTCAGTTGCTGATCGTTCCAGTGGACTATTCAGAATTTGAAGTCGTAGATGAGCTAGATGAGTCTGAAGATGGACGCGGAGAATCTGGACATGGCTCTACTGGTCGCTGACCATGACAGATCATCATACTCGAAAGTCAAAGAAGCTTGTTGCAAGAAAGCAGTGATGACAGCATGAAGAAGAAGCAGCTAGAACGACTGATCGAAGCTATTCAGAACATTCGTGGTATGGATGGAGCTCCTGGTGCTATGGGTCCAATGGGCATCAGCGGATCTGATGGCATTGGTATCTCAAATCTGTATGCAAATGACAGTGGCCGTCTGAAATGGTGGAAAGACACTGAAGACGTCTGGCACAGAGTCAAGACTCTTGACATTGAAGATGTTCCAGTGTATCCGTCTAGAATCGAACTGCATTCTGTACAGCTTGCAGGGGAATTTGATGCGCATTCTTGGTGCATAGCTTATCGTGGCGGAAAGCTGTCTGCATTCGTACGTCTCAGTGACATCGAATTCAAAGACATGCTAAGTTCGAAAGACAAGACAGACTTGTACGTCAAGAAGCTAAGTTGCTATGAGCCAGACAGCGAGCATTGGATCCAGCTTGTCTGGCAGGAACAAGCATTCGTGGCACCAAACATTCCAAATTGGCAGAAGCAGATCTACAATCGTATCAAGAAGATAGCTCATGTCAATGACAGGGACAGTCAGTGGAAATCGCAGTATCGTTAGTGACACTGACTTTGCTGCTAGTACTGATACTAGCATTCACAGCAGGACCAACTGCATGGCTGGCAAAGACTGGAAGACCATGCCTAGCAGTCATGTGGCTGGTCTTGTCTGTAGTTGCTGTCATAGTCATATTTGAATTAGCATAGAAACGAGGATTGCATGCGGTTGGGATACGAGAACTATACTGACAAGAATTCAGACGGATATAAGAAGCAGAAGACATCGGAATATGCTAGAAAATGTCTGAGAGTCAGACCTGCAGATGACTATCCACAGCTAAAATGTCTGTATGACTTCATAAAGAGTTCGAACGAATGGATAGCTGGTGGATGCTTCAAGAACTTGTTCTTTGGACAGAGACCGAAAGATCTAGACATGTTCTTTGCTACGAATGAAGCTAGACAGGCTAGAATGACAGAACTTGCATTGAACGAATACAAGAAAGCATTCCAGTCTGACAAGTCGACTAAGATGAAGAACGACTCGTACAGCATAGACATCGTCAAATCAGACTATCTCAATCTTGAAGACGTCTTGTCTCAGTTCGACTTCACTGTGACTAAGTTCGGTATGAGACTGAATGACGATGGCGAATACGAAGTCGTGTTCCATGAAGACTTCTTCCAAGATTTGATTGCCAAGAAGCTTGTATGTGACAACGACATCTTGTGGCCATTGTCTACGTTCGATAGAATGCTCAGATACTGCAGATATGGATACGCCCCATGCAAAGAGACTAAGAAGAGGCTTGTCAGAGCCATGTACGACCATCTGAAAGAGCACGATTCTGATGTAGAAGACACGATATCGAAAGAGATCAGTCTTGGAATGTACAATGGAGGAGTAGACTGAAAGATGACGAACATCATTCTGAAGGAATGCAGAAAGTGCAAGATCGAACCTGAACTAGTCCATGTCAATGTGCTTGGAAAAGCTGGAAACGAATATCTGTATCGTTGTCCCGAATGCAAGCAAGAAATAGAGCCTCAGACTAGCATTCTCAGGGCAGCAGCTAAATGGAACAGGAAGCAGAAAATTCAGAATAATCAATGATATTGTTGACCAATCAAAAAATTGAATTGAAAGTAATGAAAATGAACAATATGTTTGAAGAAGCTGAAAAGAAGTTTGGCAATGGCAAGTATGATGACGTAGTAGTCATGTCAAAAGACAAATTGAAAGCGCTATTGAAGCTCGCAAAAGCTTTTGATGCGTATGACATTGACAATGATCCTGGCATCTTAGTCTTAAAATGCAAATCAAAGACTGTGATCTGGGGTAGAGGTCTGCAACCTTTGACTTTTGCCAGAAAAGTTCTATGCAAAGCATATGATTTGTCTGCATCTTCATTAAGATTGACTCTATTTGAACAACGAGGTAAGTCTTTCGAAGCTAGATTTGTATGTAGTGATTGCAAAGACGAGTCTGACAACTTTGAAGAGTATGGAGCCAGATATGACTATTTGCGTGCTTGCATCAAAGTTTGGAATCGGAAGACATACGATATATATGAAGTTGAATGTGAAGACTGAGAATCATACAAGAATTTGCAGTCTTGTAGAAGATTGCGGCTTCTATTGGCAACATAATGTAGAAAGGATTAATAATGAGTAGAGACATCGAGAATCTGACTACGTCAGACCATCCGTTCAGTAGATGCATCTGGTTCTGGTGGCAGAAGCCCAAGAAGATGTCAGATGAAGACTTTGCTTCTGTACTGTCGTCTCTGACAGAACAAGCATTGACACTGAGACAGATTCAAGATATTGTCGGTTCTGATCTGAGATACACTAACAAGTTTGCCTGTCAGATCCTCAGAGAAGATAGGCTAGATGATTACGCGTATTCAGACCAGACTTTCTACTGGTACGAAGACTTCAGTCAGCTGCTGTTGCCAGAGCCAGATCTAGTCTGTCATCTAGCATCTAATTCGGATCGAGTCAATCATCCAAAGCACTATGCTGCAAACAAGCCATTCGAATGCATAGAGCTTGCTGACAAGTATTCGTTCGCTTTGGGAAACGCTATAAAGTATGCATTCAGATATGAAGACAAAGACAGACCAGTTGAAGACTTGAAGAAAGCTAGCTGGTACATTCGATATGCTACAGATCATGATGATCGGTTCTTGGAGCCAATAGACTGGCATGACGAAGATCTGTGCAATTCTTGCATCGACATTCTTCAGAATGCAGAGAAGAATAAGAATATGCAGCAGTTCTGGAAGCATTTCAAGAACGGTGATGCAGACTCGTGTCTGAATGATCTTGAACAAAGAATAGCAGAACTGCAGAAAAGCTAAGACAATGAAAGACATAGTCTATTTGATGAATTTTAAGCCCGCAAACCCGGTATTTCAATGCCGGGTCAAGGGCATCAAGCACGTCGAATTTGCATGATGACAATAGAACCGAATAGAGGAGTTAGTAGCAATATGATTGTCAACGGCATACTGGATTGCGGATACTGTTCCACTCCTATCACCAAGCTGTACTGTAGAACAATCGGGCAACAGCAGTCGTATCCTTGTCCGAACTGCGGATGCATGAACTATGTGACGCCTAAAATCGCATATTCAGCTTCCACGTTCGGCTCACAGGTCAAAGATGCATTGTTGGATTTGGTGGAACGACATGGCGGGTCACATTGGGATTGCAATGGTGATGTGGAAAACATTTCTATGCCGTACAGTGGAGTCCATGCCGAATTAAGAACCTATGTCGACTACTGTTACGGCATTCTCGATGGACTGCACGTGAATGTTGGCTCCATCAGTATTCCAGTATTAGACTTGAAGGGTTTGACCCCAGAACAGGCGGCTACGCGGATTCTTCTGCGCGTCTTCCACGAATGTCGGAAGCAGGAGGAGGAAAACGTTTGAAAGATAGTGAGATTCGTCCACTGCCGCAGAACGAGTTCTATCAGAGTCCGTTCGACGGGCGTTGGGTCGATTTGGACGAGGAGGAAGTGTTCCGACTAATCGACATGCAACGGCGGGGTGAGAATGTGCGCGGCAAACCCAAAGCAAAAAAACGTGTCATACTAGGAGCATTCACACAAAGAAAATCTAAAATGGAATGTTGCCTTATTGACTATGGTGACTTAGCATCAGATGACAAGATTCTAGACAAAGTCTCCTTAGAAGAATCTCCTGTAATTTTACATTTGATTTAGAATAGTATATAATATTATTAACCAATCAAATGATAAAACGAAAGGAATGAAGATGACAGAGCAAGAATTCAATATCAGGTGCTACATATTGCAACTAAGACTGGACAAGAAGACAGACAGTCATTTAGATACTGAGAAAGCTGTAAGCTTCTTGCTAGACAGATATTCTGAATCGAATTCTGCATTCGTAGGAATGGAATGACAATGCACAAAGCAATCAGTACAGCATGTTCTAAGGGGCAGATTATGAATAAGCCGAAAGTCAAGCTGATCGGTCAAAACGGCAACATCTACAACGTTCTAGGCATTGCATCTAGAGCTCTGAAAGAGACTGGATATGCTGATGAAGCCAAAGAAATGCAGACAAAAGTCTTTGCTTCAGATTCGTATGAAGAGGCTCTTGCTATTGTCTTGCAATATGTAGACGAAGCTGGCGATGATGACGATGATGATGAAGAAGAATACGAATGTGAAGAATGCGGCATCGTCATTGATATCGATGACTACGAATGCTATGGCGGTCTATGTGAAGAATGCTACGAGAATGGATCTATGTAGCAGCAAAAAAGCATCAGATCGCTGTCTAGTTTGTTCTGATTCAGAAGATTCTCCTGTAATTTTACATTTGATTTAGAATAGTATATAATATATATATAATTCAAAATGTAAACAACATTCTATGAAAGGAACTGATTGAGATGACTTACGGTGATTACGATCCAAGACATGATGGTCCAGTCTTCAATTCTGTAGACGAATACAGGAAGTATGAAGAAGAAGAACGTCGCAAGCAGAATAGCAGAGCTTGTGGTGCTATCATTCTCATTTGGCTTCTGCTTCCAATTCTTATCTTTGTCGGAAAGAAGAAGAATGTCGATCCAAAGCTTATCGAAGAGGCTAAGGGCTTTTGGCTTATGATTTCAATCGGTCTAGGCATAGCAGCTATCTATGGCATTTTTCTTCTCATCTACCTTAGTGAGTAATTGTAGAAGATACGACGTTAATCTTTGTGAGCCTAGAATTGCAGGTATTATTAATTATCCATATATGATACCTCGTTAACACAGAGATATCAAAGAATGTCTTCTAGAATATACTGAGAATCTTTGCTATATCATATAGTACATAAGAACAGCGTGAATTGTCACAGATTTCTTCTAAGAAACGACTGCTATTTGATAGAATATAATTATATGGTCAAGGTATTCAATCAAGTCACAGAATGGATCTAGAATGGACGAGAAACCGCTTTTCAGTACTCGTTGGTACGACATCATCAATGATGATGACATGCTTGTTGTCAAGCAAAGAGAATTAGATGCCCCTGAAGAAGCCCCAGCTATAGACATCGAAGGCAATGACATCGTGTCTATCACATACGGAGTCCAGTATTTCACTGACATTGAAGAGCTGAAAGAGTTTGAGAAGCTTGTAGGTGAAGCTATCAGTGAGGCTAATGAGATAGAGCAGTGGCTGCATTCAGACGAAGCTAAGACTGCCTCAGTCAAGAAAGCTTCTGACTGGGAAAATGTCGGTGGGTGGTTTGAGAAGAGGACACCTGAAGGCTACATGCAAGTATGGCACGAGTCTGATTTCGATGAAGACTACTATGCTGCAGACGTCGTATTCGCAGATGGTCAGCAGATGCACATAAGCAATGCTGGCGATACTTTGGAAGAAGCTGAAGCTACAGCTGAAGATGCTTTGCTGAATGAGAATGTCACAGCTGCTAAGTTTGTAGAACCTGAAGACGTACCAGAATACAGTGGTACGAATGGCGAATTCGATCATGATCCAATCAGACAAGGTTCTGCTAAGACAGCTGACTGGTGCGAATACGAAGCTAGAGACATGAAGAAGTCGATCTACGATCAGCCAGATGTTCTAGCTTGTGACAATACTGAAATCAGAGATCCAAAAGATGCCATGCCGCGTAAGTACGCTAACAAGACAGCTGCTGCTATAACAGACGTGTATTATGAGCCGATTGAAGCTGGAGATGTTCTAGAAGAGTCTTCTGAAGATGGAGAGTCTATTGACAAGTTCTATGATGTGATCGATGTCAAGAATGGTCTGGTCATCGTAGAAGATGAAGACGGAGACAAGCAGATGCTGTCTCAGGCTGAAATCGATGACAGAGGCTTGTTCAAGAATGCAGAAGCATCTGATGAAGCTAGAAAAGAACGTGGCGAATATACAGACGAAGAGCTTCAGTCTTTCCAGGATGAAGCAGACTATGACGCTTGGAGAGATAGAGACATCTAGACAGAACTGACATGATTGAAACTGTCCTGGGCATGACGAAAAACTGTCCATTTCTCATATCTGAAAGAAGACGACTATGATCGAAGAAGATCGAGACAGACATGAGCCATCGAGCTGGCAGTACAGAGACGTCGAAGTGGACATTGATGATCCAGACATCAGACGACTGATAGACGAATACAGAAAGCCAAAGACGAAGCTAGACAATGTCAAGTCTGTCAGAGCAGCAAGAAGAGAAAGACAGAAAGCGAAGCAGAAAGACTTGCGGACATTGCAGCATCTGAAACGGACGACCGACTATCTCAAACCACATGTCAGACTGCCAAAGCCAGAAGCTTGTCTGCTGTGCAAAGAGTCGTTCAAAGACATCGACTATTTTGCTAAGGGCATGTGCAAGACGTGCTACTTTAAGTACAAGAGGCTATGCAGACAGAATCCTGATCTAGCCGCATGAAAAATCAGCTTGTCAATAAAGATTCTAATATAGCATAGATTCTCTAATAGCCCTCAGAATTACGACGTTGATCTCTGTGATACTTTCAGATATTGTCCATATAATTTATAATACCAAAAATTTCAGATTCACAGAGATTAACGTCGTATCTTTCTATTCTGATTTTACATTTGATAAAGAATGGTATATAATATTATTAACCAATTAAATGATAAATGAAAGGGATAGAAATGACTGGCAATCTGAAGAAAGACTTCAAAACGATAGATGACATGCTCGCTAGCCTCGAGAAGTCAAGACTCAATGTAGAGAAGAATCTGAAGCTGAACACATTCGCACGAAAACTAGTTGCGAACTTAGACACTGTACAGATGCAAGATCTATTGCCACATGTCAAGGATGTCAGTTCTAACTGGTATGTAGAATTCAGAACAGACACAGTCGATTCTGCTGAGAAGCTGCAACGTCTTATAGAAGAGGCAGTGAATCATAAGATGTCTTCAGAAGGTTCTAAAGTCTTGCATTTCGATCTTGATTTCGGTCCAGAAGACAGCTTCACATTCATATCTGGCAAGAAGATTCCTGCTACTTCTATTAGCTGGTCTTTTCTTACAGAATATGATAGAGCGCAGGTTACTGTCATGGTATCAGCTAAAGAGATCGTCAAGGTCAGCAATTCTAGCTTGTCTAAGACTTCTGACAGCGAACTGTTTGACACTGTCATGTTCAAGACATTTGTAGACATTGCTAGAGATGCAGGTCTTTCTACAGAACAAGCTAAGAAGATGTTCGAATCTATGTCTGCAGTATTCGACGTGAAGATGAGGGAGGATGACTGACATGCACAAGATCGAAATTGCATTGCATCAGATTGAAAAGGGCGATATCGTCAAGTGGAAAGCTGTCAATGTAGATGCTCATGGTCTGCCAGCATGGAATGACTGCATAGACGAATATGAGTCTGAAGTCATAGAACTGAATGGTCAGCTTGTGTTGAAAGACACTCGCATCAAGATCGACAGGCTTGCAAGTGTGTCATTCGATCGGTCTGACATTGTCCAGGGAGCTGTCTTCATCAAAGCTTGGCGCAATGTCAGAGATTCGGTAGACGAATACTGGGACAATCTTGCTAAGCACAAGAAAGAAAGTCGTGCTAACAAATGCACATTCTATGTGTCTGAACGTCATCGTACTTGGTATGTAACAGCAGATGGCAGATGGTGCTGTATTGCTGCATCTTCTGGCCCGACTATGTCGAATACGATACAGAAGAATCTAGTTTTTCTAGACCATGCGCCGAAAGGCGAAGGAAAGATGACTAGGATAGACATCGACTTTGACGAGTATCTGTAGAAAGCTAAAGCCCTAGACTTAGCATCTAGGGCTTTTTCTATGTTCTAGTCTGTTTTCTATATGCAATAGTTCTCAACATATTCTAGAAGTTACGACGTTTATCTCTGTGAATACGAATATAAAGGTTAATAATATTATATATACCTATAATTTTAGATTCACAGAGATTAACGTCTTAACTCTGAGATATATTTTATGCTAGATATATCAAAAAAAATATGACATTTATCTCTGTGAATCTAATGACATAAAGATGGATAATCATATATACCTATGATTTCATATTCGCAGAGATAAACGTCGTAACACGTCATTGGTTCTTCATGCATTCGCAATCAGAGATGAATTGTTTTGCAACATACGACGGAAGCATTGCTGGACCAATGTTGAAATTAGCATAGAACTTGCTAGACTTGTATGAAGACTGATTTGCATACAACAAGCAAGTACATGCAGCTTCATGCTCATGTTCTGGAGCTTCTCTCATACTTGTGTCTACTGGCAGACAAAGCAGACCGACAGAACCATCTTTGAAGACGACTTTAATGCTTTGCAGCATACCTGAATCGTTATGATGCTTTGATGTCATCTCGACAGAATCATAATGATTCAAAAAATTCATAGTCTCATCGACATCAAAACCAGAAGCTATGATGAACTGCAGCCTTCTCCATTCACTATGAACGAAATTGCAGACCAAATAGGCATCATCTGTAGACGAAAGCAAGACTGTGACATTCTCATATAGACTTGAGCCATTCACATTCTTGAATGCACATGACAGATATTGTAGATCTTTGTCTTCAGTCAAAGTAAGCCAGACGACTGTATCATCTACGAATTTGACTTTTGCTGCTTCGATGCTATCTTCAGACTCAATTGATGCCCATGACGTATCAAGCCTGAAATTGAATTCTTTGACAATGTCTTCTAGCTTGACTTTGCTGAGCTTATTGATGGCAGCGTCTGTAGAGCCGAAGCCGCCTTCACCTCTAGAATCAGAAGCTTCTTCCAATTCATCGACTTCAACCAGTTCTGGGAACAAGCATGGGAGCAATACTAGCTGAGCAATACGTTCACCGGCAGAAGCAAAGAATTCTTTGTCTGAATTGTTTCTTACAATGACTTTCAACTCTCCGCGATATCCAGCATCGATTGTCCCTGGAGAATTAGTGATAGAGATCTCTTTCTTTGCAGCAAGCCCAGAACGTGGCACTACAAACAACACTGTATCTTCTGGAATTGCTACAGCTAGACCAGTAGATACAAGCATCTGCGAATGCGGTTCAATCTTGATGTCATGCAGACAGCTTATGTCAGCTCCAGCATCTCCACTATGCTTACGTACTGGAATGACAGCTTTGCTGTCAAGTTTTTTGAATTCGATCTTCATTCTTTTGCCTCTTTCTGCATTTCAGATCTTTGGGCGAGTAATAAGTGGAAGGAGATTGACATTGCTTTCAGCTTTTGGAGAGCATTCCCAAACATCAGTCTGCTTCTGAATGCATGTCATTGACTGACCATTGATAGTCGTGTCATAATGACTCTCTCTACTATCATCATAGTCATCACATGTCATAGCAAGCACAATTAGAATGACAAAGAAGCTGACAGATATGACAACTACCATCTTGATTGCGCTTACTATCAGATCATGTTCTTCATAAGATGTCTTCGAACTACGCTTCAACGAAAGTCTCTTCGTCATTGAAGAAGTCATTGAGCAGCAGAAGCTAAGCATCGCCTTCAAAGATGTCAGTGTTTGCCTTGTCATCTACAAAGACAAGAGTACGAACATCAGGATTGAACTTGAGCTTGTACTTGTCAGAGATTTCACCACAGAGACGGCCGTTTTTGCAAAAGATGTTCTTGATGAAACGCATAGCCTTATGGGGCATGAGCTTGCGGAATTCGATGACGCTAGGATACCAACTACCGCCTTCAGGAATGCAGAACCATCCATCTTTGCTGATGCTATACATGCTGCTCATGACTTCCTCCTTAACATTTATTATTGTTAATGATATTATATACTATCTTTTAATAAATGTAAACTTAAGAAGTCAATCTTTTTCTAAGACATATATGCAAGCACCTTCTGTAAGAGTGCCATTGTTTGGCATGAAATCGCTAGTCAGAATACGATAACCTTCATCTAGTTTGTCAGTCAAATTCTTGCTATTCAAGACATTGCATGTGCCAGTAGCACTTCCAAAGATTATGGTCAAAGTGACGACTATATGCTTCTTATGCCCTTCCATGCATTATTCCTTTCTGTTCTTGAAAGCGCAAGCAACCAGCATAAACAATTCAAGCATGCTGACTACCACTAACGTAATTGCAATCAGCAAACCAACGTACAGCGTTCAATTGCATTCCAGTCTTCATGTCTGTATAAAGAATGACTTCTTGCTTGAAGACAGCTCCAAGAGGCATGCAGCACTTAGAACAGCTCACATCAGCATATCCTTTCTGGATATTGCTTAATTTGATGTTCATGAAAGCCTCCATTGATTTATCATTACATTTATATTATATAACACTTTTCTAAAATGTAAAATCAATGATTGACTGCCTTGACTCATATCTTAGCCTTCAGTAATGCAGTCGTTCATAGTCAAAAGTTAAACATACGAATGCAAAGTCTAATCTACTAAGTTGATTCATCACAGATTCTAAGCAATTCTAGACTGAAATTTGATACAATAACATATAGGTATCATATTCAGCCATAACAGAAAGACTGAGACAAAGATTATGGTGTCAAAAAGACAGCAAGACAAAGCTTTTGCTAAAGCTAGACAGAGTCTAGAACAGACAGACTCAGAACTGAATCCAGATGTAGAGCCACTGATTCAAGATTCAGAACAAAAAGCTGATTCTGTACAAGAACAGGAACAAGAGCTAGTAGAAGCATACAAGCTTGGTGCTGGTACAGACATAGTGACAGTCATGGGTCATGAAGTCAGATATCATGTACTGAACATGAAGCAAGAGCTTCAAGCACACAGTCTATGCAAGTCTGTGAAAGACACAGATGCTTATTCTATGGCTCTTCAGACAGCGTACTTTGCACTAGCAGTCGACTCTATAGATGGAGAACCGTTCTATGCATCTATAGTAGAGAATGCTACAGAACCGTCTGAACGATGGAAAACTGCACTGAAATATTACAGACCATTCATAGAAGCTTTCTTTGAGAAGTATGCTGAGTTCAGAAACGAACAGAATGAGAAGCTAGAACGCTTGGGAAAATGATGATGCAGGGTTTGTCAGACAGTACTGTGTCAAAGCTAGTCAGAATACGGTTATCTGGGGCACAAGACAGTACAGACCTTGCACTCATGACATCAGCTTGGCTTGACAAGCAAGAAGAGAAAGCTAGAAGCAAAGACACACTTGAGCTTGTCAAGAGACTTCAGCTGTTCAGCAATCCAGACTTATATAGAGAAATATACAGAGACGAGATCAAGCAAGCTAAAGAAGAGAAGCTTAGGTCTATAGCCCCAGAAGACATAGACATTGACAAAGTCAACGAGCTTCTGAAGAACTTCAAGATAGCATAGCACATGACAGAGAAAGACTAGCAGAATGTTTGACAGAGACGACATGTCAGTGTTCTCAGACGAGAGACTGTCAGATGCTATAGCTTCTGGCTTGAAGAAGTTCTATGAAGACAGTGTCCAGGGCATGCAAGATAGTGAAACAGCTGGAGACTGGATGATGAACAGTCTTGCTTACAGTTCTGCTGCTACTGGAAACGTTCAAGACACTAAAGCCGCTCAGTCATTGCTAGCAGACATAGCTGAGTCTCAGAAGCAGATGCTTGTACTAGCTAGAGCATATGATCAGCAGACAGCTGAAATGAGACGCAGACAGTATCTGTATGGTGACTACGAGACAGACAAGAACGGAAACAGAGTCTGGACTCCAAGATCTGACAGGCAGTCTGACGAAGTAGACTACACTGCTGAGAATGAAGTCATGGCTGCTAGAAGAAAAGCTGATCCAGCTAAGCCGATGACAAGATATGAAGAGTCTGCAGGTGCAAGACAGTTCTTGTCAGACATTGGCTGGAACAAAGCTGCTAGAAATGTAGCTATGGTTGCTGGTGAGATGGACCAGAAGACTAGAGCTTTCAATACAGTCAAAGACTTCTTTGGAATTGGCAAAGACAAGACAGCTGATTTTGCAAGCAATAAGATCGAAAAAGTCAAAGCTGTTCAGTCAGGCAGAAATGAAGAAGAATTGTCTGAAAGCGTAGAACAGAAAGCAGACTCTTCTTCAAATGAAGCATTCTTGACATCTATTCTAGCTAATCAGCAGACTAAGTCTGGTGACTATGACAAGTCTGTGAACAGAGCATTGAGACGACTGCAAGACTTTGAAGCTAAGAATGTCACTATACGAGCTTCAAACGCAGTGCTTGACTCAGATTTGTTCTTTGACTCTAATCCGAATTCTGTCATTCAAGACATAGCTTCTGTACCGTTTGACATCGACACTAAGTCTTCAGAATCGTACAGAGGCGCATCTGTATCGCAGACACCTGAAGGAGCGCAGCAAAAGACACCTGGTGTTGCTAGCCAGATAGCTGGACAAGTAGTCGAGAATGTGGCTGGAAAAGCAATAGGCAATGTTATGTCTAAAGCTGCTACCGGTGCTGCTACAAGCACCACTGAAGCGGCCGCTACTGCAGGTGCTGCTGGAGGCATAAGTAGCATTGCAAGCGGCATTCTGACAAAGCTTGGTGGTCCAGCAGCTGCTATCGGTGTCGGTCTTACAGCGCTTCAGGCGCTTAGAGACGGAGCTTGGCAAGCTAAAGAAGCTGGTGCTCTGCAAGGCGATAGCTTTGCAGAAGGCGGAAGACAGATCGTACAGAACAAGCTTCAAGATGTCAAGAAGATGATTGGTCTGACTAACGTCTCTGGCAATGATTTGCAGAACATGCGAAAAAGATCGTCTGCTATGGGGTTCGACATAGAGTCTGAAGCAGGACAGAACTCTCTGAAAGTTCAGGAATATGCTCAAGAGAATGGCATGGATGCAGAAGCTGCAGCTACATTCACAAGGTCTATGCTTCAAGCTGGAGCTTCTACTGAAGAAGCTAATGAGCAGATCAAGAATCTGAAGAACAATGCTAAAGAACTGGGCACAGATTTCAAGAATCTTGCTAGTCAGACAGCTCAGACTACAAGTCAGATAGACAGGCTGATAGGTGGAGACAACGCTGCAGAACATGCTGCAAAGTCTAGCAAAGAGATTACCGAACAGAACAAAGAAGCTGGATTAGAGCAGTCTGAAGGGGCTGGAAAGTTTGCCCAGTCTAGCTATGCTCAGTATGCAGCTATGCTTATGGCAAATGAACGTGGTGACTCTATCTACAATGCTATGACACCTGAAATGGCTTCTGCATATCTGAATGACAATGGTCTGATGGACGATGCAAGAGCTATGATGGCTGGTACGATGACGACATTGTCTGGCGGTGGAGAAGCTGGTGGCAAAGATTCAGAAGCTATACAGCGCTACTTGCTGAATGAGATGGGAGTCGATTCTACTAATATGAAGAAGACTCAAGCTTGGGCAGACCAGCAGCAAGACATTTCTGGCAACATCAACGTCACAGTCAAGACAGACGACAATCTGTCTGCTGAAGTCGAGAAGAAAGTCACTAAGAAGAAGGCAGAAGTAGGTGCTGCTCAATTCACAGACATTCTGAACCAGCAAAGACAGACACTATGGTGACAAGTCATGACGTTATTCTCTGTGAATCTAGAAATATGAAGATATATAATTATCCATATATGATATGAAAGGTTCATAGAGATAAACGTCGTAACTCTGAGAACCATTCTAGAATCATCCTTAATATAGATATAGACAAGAAAGGCAGAAAAGATGACGTTCACCATATCGTCTGGTACGATGTCGTATACTCTGCCATTAGACCCTCAGCACTACACGTATCAGATCAAGCCACGATATGGAGTCCAGAAGACTTTGGGTGGTCAAGTAGTCCAGCTACTTGGATACTCGGTCTCAGGATCGTTCTCTGGCATAATGCACAATCACATGGTCAGCAAGCAAGGTGCTTGGAATGACATGTACATGTTTAGTAGATTCATGACAGATCTGATGAAGAACCAGCAGCAGGGCTTGCAAAGTCATGTGTACTGGCTTGAAGAAGGATATGACTGGGACTGCGCTCTTGGAGATTTGCAGATATCTGAATCGATAGAGACTACTGGCTTGCAATACGAGCTGCCATTCTTTAGAGTCTCTAAGAGCATCTTGAAGAATGCATCAGAACGAGCCAATGTCATGAGCAAGCTTCTAGAAGAGATAGGGTTCGACAGCAAGTCATATCATGGTGGTGAAGGCAAAGATGCCCTGCTGCAGAGAGGCGACATCAAGATAACTGGCTTTAGCGGATATGGAGCCACAGTAGACAGTTCTGCTTCTACAGACGATGTCAAGCTCAGCTCTGACTCTTCAATCAAAGAGCTTCAGGAATACGCTCATAGCAGAGTGCTTGCTATGGGTTGGACAGAGCAAGACTTCCAAGACCTTGTCAAGCTTTGGAACAGAGAGTCTTCGTGGCAGTGGAATGCTACGAATCCGAGTTCTGGTGCATATGGCATACCGCAGTCCCTTCCTGCATCGAAAATGCAGTCTGCAGGTTCAGACTGGAAGACTAATCCGAAGACTCAGATCAACTGGGGTCTTGACTACATCAAGCAGAGGTATGGAAGTCCATCAAAAGCTTGGGCTCACTCAGAACAAACTAACTGGTACTAGACATGGCATGCATACTATCATCATCAAAAGTCTGGCTCGAGCTGCTAGTAAGGTCTTGGAATACGACTTTACAGTCTTCAGCTTCACCAGTATACGCACAGAACCATACTTGGTTTGAAGCTTGGAAGCCAGCACAAGACGGTCTTTCAGTCGTCATAAGACAGCCATCTGTCAAAGCTCAGTACTATGCACTGATGTGCTTGCAAAGATGGATGCAGGGAAACGAGATATTGCATCTAAATTGGCCAGAACGAAACATAGACTACGATGTCGTCATCACTTCTGCTACATTGCAGAAAGACTACGACACTATCATGCAAGATGTGACAATACAGTTTTTCTGCCTTACTAACTCATTCCAAAACGTAAGGACGTCTTTCAGCTATTCGTCTACAGCTTTAGACATGTATCTGACAGATCTGATAGACGTAGACATAGATGAAGTGTCTACAATTGAGAAAGCTAGACAAGAGCAGAAAGAGATTGATAGTGCAATACAGAACAAGTCTCAATTCAATGGAAGTCAGATAACATACAATAGAGATGGCACAGTAACAGTAAGACTGACAAATGCAAATCTTACGCATTTTGCAGATCTGTTTAGACCAGACAGAAATCATCCATTCAGATTTAAGACTAAGTTGACATACGATCTTCTGAAGAAACTAGAGTCTGGAGATGACTTGCTGACATATTTCAGAAGACTGGTTGCAGATGGTCGAGCAGAGCAAGTCATATACAAGAATGAGATTTCTGGGCCATCTATGGACAAGAATCAAGTTCCTTCACCAAGATCTTAGAGGCACCAAATGGCATCTTCAAACATAACTGAAGCATACTATTCTTCTGTTTCTGTGATAGTAGACACTATATCTCAAGGTGTCATAGACATATCTGAAGATGTGCAATCTTGTTCTGTCAACAGACAGGTCAATGGCGCATCTTCTGCTACTATCACTCTGACAAACTATTCTTCATACAAGAATGGCAGATACAATGGCTTACTGCATATTGGTGACAGAGTGCATGTAGCTTTCATCAAAGACTCGTTCTCTATAGATCAGCTTACTGGCAAGATAGCTCAAGTCCCAGTCATAGCTTTCAATGAAGGAAGCTTCACATTCACAGTCTATGATGTCATTCATGATCTGAGCTACATATACTGGGATCCATATGCTGAAGACTCATTGGAACGCTACAGTCTAAATGCAGACAAACTGATCAGATATGCAGCTCAAGAAGGCTATAACGATTCTGGCATAGGCATTGCACTGAAAGACTTCCTGTCTGCTGACGATGGTGTATGCCACCTGCCGAAAGACGCTGTAAAGATAGCTAAATTCCCAGACACATCTGAGATAATGCAGAACATAGTCAACGCTGCAATGCAGAATGCTGATGGCACAAGCATAGATCAGTCTGCAGAGGAACTGTACACTATGTTGTTCGGTGGGCATTCTTCATCGTCTCAGACATCAGACGATGATGTCACAAAACAAAATGACGATGCTAAGTACAATTGGCTGCTCGAATCTAAGATAAGCAGCAAGAGGCTAGCTGCAATCACAGCAAAACTGTTCTCATGGGCTAAAGTAGACACTGATGCTGCAAAATGGGACAAGAATGTGCAGTTCAAAGACAAGGGCAAATGGGTAAGTTGGTTTCTTCATGACAAAAGCCATCATTCTGGACTTTATGGCTTGTCTCTATTTCAAATGATAGATTTTGCAGACCAGCGTATTGAAGCTTGGCAAGCAGAGAAGAAGCTTCAAGACAAGGCTATTGCAGGTGTCTATGACAATCTGACTAAGAAGAGTGCATATCATGCTATCTGGCAGTACTTCAATGGTTGGGTGCTAGACTATGATGACAAGGGCAACATCAAGTACGGAAAGCATTCTAAATTCAAAGTTGGCACTCATGAGATGAAGACTGTTGATGAATGGAAGAACTTCGTCAACAAAGCTGCAGACAAAGTCTCTAACAATGTCAAAGACAGTGGCAAAGGCAAGAAGAAGCAGCAGCAAAAAGACAAGAAGACGCAGTCTGAAAAGAACAAAGACAATGCACTAGCTGCCTCATTCGGATCTTGGGTGAAGAATAATACTGGTCGTTATCCGACGACTTTTCGTGATGGCAGTTCTACGCAGTGCTGGAATCTTTGGGAATGGTACTATCAAGACTTCTTGAAGCTAGATCAATCGCAGTGGGTTGCACAGCCAGCATCAGGAAATCAAGGTTTTGCTCAGTACGCTGTTAGTGTAAGCAAATATTATGCTAGCAATTTTGAAGTGATTTCAGATCCAAATAAAGTGCAAGCAGGAGATGTCGCCTTTTGGAAGAATGGCGCTCCAAATGACAATAGCTATGGCCATGTATCTATGGTCGTTGGCATAAGCGGAGACAAGATCACAGACTTCGGACAAGGCGCAAGCATGCTGCCGACTGTAGCGACTTTTGAACCAAAGAGTTCTTTGTCTGGAGCATTGCGACCAAAAGCTCTTGGTGGTGTACCTGGCTCTACAGACGGTGCTTCTGGTTCTAGCTCATCTAGTTCTGGTTCGTCAGTGTCAGATGTAGACGATCTTGGCTTGAAGCTGTTCAAGTTCGTCAACTACATGACGCCATCGAATACTCCAGCTATCATAGAGTCGTATCTGCTCAAAGGCAGTGACACTGGTCTGAACATGGCTAATGACAAGCCAGCTATAGACTATGTAGACTCGTGCTGCAAAGCATCTATGCGAGCATACATGAGCTTGCCAGATGGATCGTTTGCAGCATTCGTCCCAGACTGGTTTGGCAAGATGTTCCCAGACAGCAAATACCATAATGTCATAGACATACCAAGACATGAAGTGATGAAGTTCAAAGCAGACTTCGACAAATCTTCATATGTCTCGCACTTGTTCTTGACTACGAATGAAGCTCTGCCAGACCCATATGGTCTTGGAATCACGTCTGGTCTGAACGATCTGATGAAGCTTCTGACATCTTCTGGAACAGTGACTATGCAGTATCAGGGTGCGAATCTTCTGAAGCTGATGGACATATCGTCTACAGGCTTAGACCAGAATGATCCTGATGCTCTCAACAAGCTGATGCAAAGATGGGGCGTGTCAGTCAAGCGAGAGTCTGACGAATACATTCAGAACGCTCAGCTGACAGCGATATCTGCACTGTACAGGTTCTTGCAGTATTGGGCTAACTGTTTCACATCGACTATGCAGTTGACATTCAGACCTGAAATCATGCCAGGTCTGAGACTGCATTTTGCTGATGCAGGCGTGACTCTGTATGTCAAGTCTGTTCAGCATAGTTGGAATGCTACTTCTGGTGGCACTACTAACGTGACTGTAGTATCGCCAGTTACAGATCAAGACAGAGCCGGAATTTCTGGTTCGTGACAAAAAGTAAGGAGAACAATAAATGAACTGGGCTAAGACAGCTAACATAAAAGGTGAACCGGGCAATGCTGGTCAAAGAGGTTCTAAGCTAACAGTACAGACTGCCCCCCCCTAAAGACTCTTTAGTAGATGACTGGAATATAGACCCTGAGACTGGAGACTTGTACAGCTATGAAAAGTCTAAGACACAGTTCGCTACATTTGATGCTAGCACTGGTACTCTAAGATTCTGGAACAGAGAGACAGTGCCCTCTGTAGGAGACAAAGACCCTGAAGGTCACAATGTCGACAGTGTCTTCACTGAACTGAACTATCAGTCTGTCTTCGATTCTATACAATCTAGCATTAAAGAAGCTATCGCGGTAGACAAAGTATCCTTCACTAATACTAGTTACATGTTCGATACTTGTCAATCTCTTACAAAACTAGACTTGTCTAACTTCGATACTAGTAATGTGACAGATATGCAAAGCATGTTCTATAATTGTCAATCTCTTACAACTCTAGATCTGTCTAGCTTCGACACTAGCAATGTGACAGATATGTTTAGCATGTTCCAGTGGTGTTCTAAACTTACGCTAGACTGTTCTCATTGGAATGTAGACAAAGTCACACATCATACTAATTTCAATGATAATGCTCCAAATGTCATACCACCAGTCTGGAAGAACTAGAAAGTTCACAGAAAGACTCAGAGAAATCTAGTCTCATGTGATATAATATAATTAATAAGAACGTTTCATCTGTATGAGAATGAGAGTCTGGCAATGGCAATAGTGTATAATTCGAAAGAAGATTCTGTCTTCCCTAGAGACATAGACCAGCATCTGCAAGTCCCAGCATCTCCAACAGTCGCTCGTCTTTCAGAAGCTGAGGCGCCAGACGACTATGGTCAGCCGTATGCGACTAACACTCATTCTCATACAGATTTGCATCATGCTGAGAACAACGCTATAAAGAAGCTAGAGATGTCTGTCATATGCGATGACAGCATCAATGTCATACATGACCATTCAGACGAATGGAATGCAGACTACAATGACGAGCATTTCAGACTGCATCCATCTAACAAGCATGGCAGGCATCTTCTAGTACAGAACAGTCATACGTTCACAGACCACAGCTATGCTACTACAGCTCAGGCGTCTAAGCCAGATTCTGATCTAGCAGGCATCCATCATTCTCTTGGTGACACAGACGGTCTTGGAGACTATCAAGCTGTGTCTGGCAAGTTATGGAAGAAGAAGAATCTTCCAGACGTTCCAGATTCTATGTTCGACAATCTGAACAAGCTTCCAGACAGATGGGATTCGACAGTCACTCCATATCCCGGTGACAATCTAGCAGACATCTTGGTTGCTCTGCTTGGAGTCTTGCATACTCAAAACACTAAGCTTGACCAGTATGGAGACGCTATTGCTAAGATCAACAAGACTCTGACAAGTTTGATCGAACATATCTGGGGCGATGTCAAGATCAATTCTGATGGCTCTATCAATTGGGGCAAGGGTGCGAAGATGCTAATTCCTCAGGGTGACTTGAACATCTTCTCTGGCAGTGCTGCTGGCGACAATGTCTACACTAACGCTATTCGTACTCGCAATGCTGTCACTGACAACGACATTCACACTAAGTAGTCTATCATGTCGCTTCCTACAGATCCGAATCTCAAGCTCATAGGCGACTTTCAGACCAGAGTAGCAGAGAACACTCCTCCAAACCCTGACACTATACAGACGTCTTTTGGACTTCCTGCTATCAGACCATACACTATAGCATACTGCAATACAGACTACACTATATCTTTGCGTGTATATTCAGATCTTTCGATCTATGCTAGAGTGTCTGGACGAATATTCCAGTATTCGATCGTCAGAAACGTCTATCCAGTAGCATTCTACATAGGCAAGTACAATTGGCAATGGGGCATAAACGGCAACGGTCTGTACTGCATTCCTGCTGCACAACAAATGACATCTGCATCGATAAATGTCACATTCTATCCTGGAAGCTACTCTAATCCAAACTTCTCCTGGGACATGAATTCTGACTGGCAGTACATCTGCAACTTGCAAGAGCTTCAGTGGTCTTTGAGCGATCAGCGAGATGCATATCTGTATGTCGGTGGATGTGGCGAGTATGGTGCAGACGACTACTTGTGGCCAATCCCGTCCAGGATCGTCATAAGTGGCATACGAGTACTTCTAGACTACTATCCATGGGCTGTAAGCGACAGCAGCAAAGTCTTCAGATCTTGCAACAGGAACGGCGGCTTCAACAAACGATATGAACGTGACAATTCTGCGTGGATAGACAGGAAGAATTCTGAGAACGACCCTTCTAAGAACACAGTCTTCTACAGACAAGGGGCATCTTGGCTTCCAGCAAAGAAGACGGGTACGAATTCATGACACAAATCACCGCTGACTGGAAAGACGTCCAGCAAAAGGCCTATCGCCTTCTGATCGACAACAGCATAGAATGCGATGCAATATCGACATTCTCAATCTTGTGCACTTCTCATGGCGACAATGGCACTTATCAGACATATGTCAACAATAAGAGCCGAGTCACTAAAGACAATGCACCATCGAAAGCTAACTGGTACTGCACATGCCCTTGGGGCAAGTGGTCTAACACAGGCAACAGACCGCATGATGGTCCAGACTCTACTGGAACTGTCAAAGTCCAGAACCGCTTCTGCTCGCATGCTTACGCTGCGTATCTGATGCTGTATCAGTACAGAAAGCTGCATAAAGAAGAGATGCAGAAGCAAAAAGAGAAAGATCAAGACCAGAATCTCAACATTCAGCAAGACGGTCTTGAAGAACAGCAGACTGACAGTCAGCAAGACCAAGTTGAAGAAGAACAGGACTTGAATCCAGAAACAGAGCAGTATGCAGATCCAGAACAGCTTGAGAATGATCTGAATGCTCTTGCAGACGGCACAGAGTCAGAACAAGATGAATCTGATGGATTTGATGAATAGAATATTCAACAATAGCTCTCTGCATATCCCAGAAATCATTCTTTGATACTTCAGAGAACTTCGCATATCTTGTATGGATAATTTATAATACAGTAAATTTCAGGTTCACAGAGAACAACCTCGTAACTTCTAGGAAAGACTTCAAGAATGGGCTCCGCATTCATAAGCGATACGTACGTCAACGAGTACTATCAAGCAGCTGCTAAGCAGAAGAAGAAGACAGATCTGAAGACTAGAAGTCAGATCTGGCTGTCGCAGCCAAGAGAAGCAGATTCTAAAGTCGTAGAAGTACTGACATACAATTTCGCTTCTAGAGCTCCAATCAGCTCCATATCGTTCGACATCTACTCAGTTGGCGCTCGCTATGAGTTCTGGTACTGGGACTCTGACGGTACAAGACTTCCACTGATCAGAAACGACTACAATCAGATCATGTTCGAAGTCGAATCAAAAGAGAAATGGGACGAATGGACGCACTGGTCTTTCGATGTCCTGCCATGCGTAGCTACTAAGCTTGAGGTCAGAATGAGCAGGATACATGATGATCTTGCTCCTCAGTCTGTCTATTCTCTTGGTCTGAGAAAGCTAGCTATACGACGTCAAGTCAATGCTAGAGCAGATGCTGCCCTGCCAATGAGACCGTCTAAAGACATTCTTGGAAACACGATATCTAAGACTGTCAAAGACTGGCAGCCCGCTATGATGATAGATGGCAAAGACTGGACATTCTGGAAGTCAGAGCCGCAGATCGCTCAGGATGCTGTAGTGTGCCTGTACATGGACATCAGAGACAAGTATGGTCAGCCACAGTATTTCGATTCGATAGACATTGACCCAGTATATGCTGGCTCTCAGATGAACATCTACTATTCGAATGACGATACTGAAGGCGACAGAGATGTGCCGATGTGTGCATACGATTCTGTCATGACAGACATGTCATGGTCTTCAAGGACAGAAGATGACCAGAATCTGATCGGTCACTATGACATGCTGACGACTGCATCTAAGATGGCGTTTGACTTGAAGCAGACAGACATAGACTTGTCTGGAAGCTGGATGGTTGGCATGTCTTGGAGACCAGTACTGCCGCTGAAGAGCAACGACCAAGTCTTGTTCTCATTGGGTAAGAACTTCTATGTGAAGCAAGTCGGCAAGTCATTCCAGTTCTGGTATCAGGATGCTGCTGGAATGAAGCACCTTGACTTGCCATTCCCAGATCTTGGTTCAGCTCTGAACAGTCAGTTCCCATCTGGCATAGCATATCTGAGAGGCAAGCGCAGAGGCGAGAACAGAGATACTGAGATCAGACTTGACTTTGGCATGGACAGGTCTGCAGAAGAAGTACTCAGAATCAGGACTAGATTCATAGTCAAGAACTATGATACTGGAGAAGTCATTGCAGACAAGTCTGTTCAGAAAGCGTTGAGGACGTCTGTACAGCTTTCGACTATCGTAGACGAGATTCCGAAGGGATTTGTCATAAATCAGAATTCGAAAGCAGAAGACAAAGACAAGACTGTAGCTCTAATCAATTCTGGCACAGAAGTCAGAATACCTCCACAAAAGTCTTGGGACATTCCATTGAAAGACATGTCAGATCTGTTAGACTTGTCTTCAGCTGAAGACGACTATGATGTCACAGTGACTCTGAACTACAGGACAGATGAAGACTATGATGACGGTGGAAGACTTGCTGTGTATGAAAGCGATCCACCGAAGAACCAGACATGGTGGAACAATGGAGAGAACAGGTCTGCATCTCATCTGTCAATAGACAGTGCTACACCGTATACTAACTACTTCGACAATCCAAAGTTCATAGCTTCTGGTTCATGGAAGCCAGAAGACGTATCTGGCAATGGAACTTATGCCATGACTGGCAACAGTCTTGCACTGACTGGCAAGATTCGAGTCAGAAATGTTCACAAGCTTGGCACTGAGATGTCGGGAACTGTCAGATACGTCTTTTCTGCTGTGCCGACATTCTCTGGCACAGTCAACTGGTACAAAGACTATGGTCTGTATGTCTATGACGGCAACAAAGAAGAATACTTAGCATTCTCTTCTGGAGCTATCGTTTCTGGCAAGCGAGTCGTGCTTGAATTCAATGCTCCAGCAGAAGCTAGACTTCTAGCTTTTGGCTTTGTCGGTGGCGGAGACGGTCAGACTGTGACATGGTCTAAGCCGATGGTCTGCACTGCAAGAGACTGGGAGTCTATGCAAGCTAAAAGCATAGACTACTTTGACGGTTCTACTTATGCTTCAAGTCTTGCATTACTGCCACGATACAACAAAGAGCTGAATCTGAACAGGCTGCTTGATCTTGAGAAGCCAGCACTTGGTGACATCTCTATGCCAAGCTCTATAGATGGAGTTCAGTTCAGCAAGCGACCATTTGCTGGCAACATATCGCTATTGAAGCCGTTCTTGAACAGATACGATGAACATGCAATATCTGACTGGATATGGTGCAAGGGCAGTACGTGTCTTGCATTCGAATTCTATGCAAAGTCTGTCAATGGCTTTCCTGACATTCAGCCAGTCATCATAGACGGTGCTAGTGAGATTGTCTGGCCAGACAGATACCAGAAGACTGAGACTTCTGATGGCTGGTGGAAAGTCTTGGCTAGAGTCACAGTGCCATTCGATCATGACGCTGAATACATGAGCATAGGCCTATATGAGAGAAATACTGTGTCTCATACATTCTATGGCGATCTTCATGTCTATGACAATTCTGACTCTTTCGAAGATAAGCCGAAGTACAACACTGTCAGAATATCTAAGCACATTTCGAAGAAGATGACTTCTGCATCTCTTGACGACATCGTAGTCAGAATGTCGAATTCTTCAAAAGCTTTCATGTATGTCAGTTCATGTTCTGTAAAGGCAGATGCGTCTAAAGTCGCATCTATAGCAGACACAACTTCATACGTCGGTTCTGTGCAGGGAAGACTAGAATCGTTCGTCATGAAGCAAGACGCTTTGCCAAAAGACATGACTACTGCAGATGGAGCTTACAAAGACAAGTTCTTGGCAAATCCTGACAGATATGTGTCACCAGATGCATATGACATGTCATCTACTCTTGCTAATAGCCTTGTCTATGGTCGATTCAAAGACGAAGACGTTCTCAGAGGTGGAATAGCAGACAGTTGGTACGATGCTAAAGAATGGTCTCCGCTGATGATGGGGCAGAAGCTAGCAAAGACTAAGTATGTAGCGTCAATACCAGTAGAAGCTAAGTACGTCAAGCTAGAGTTCACTCAGCTTACAGCTATGCAGTATCCAATCGAAGCTGCAGACATCAAGTCTTCATACAGAGTCTTTCCGACTGACTTGACAGCAGAAATGCTGAAGAGGGTGCAAGCAGATGCATCTGTCAAGAACAACAAGCAGACTCATGCGAATGGATACAATTCTGCCCTGACAACTACGCAGCAGAACTACTACAAGTCTATAGACCTGTCAAATCCATCTGAAGCATTCCAAGCTAAGCAAGACTTGTATTCGAATGATCTTGATGCAGAAGTCGACAATACTGCTAGTCCGAATGCATACTTGCCAAATGCAGGTGCCGATGCGATTGGAGCTCAAGCATCAGAATACACATCTTCTGCTCTGTACAACGGCCAGCAGATGAATTCGATATCTCCAAAAGACAGCTCTACGAAATTGAGCTTGCTTGCTAGAATGAATGCGCAGTATCAGATCTATACTGCACAAGCGTCTGAGTCTTTGCTAGCGCTGTCAGACCAGTACGGTCTTGAAGACTGGAAGGTTCTGCTTGACGACAATGGCTATGTGCAAGACAATTCAGACAAGTCAGCTTCTTCAGGCAGAATTCCTGGATACTGGCTGTTCCCAGGCCAGCAGATGAGCTATTCTGCTGCAAACATGAAGCAGATAACTTCGACATCTAAAGTCGACGTAGTGCAGAAGACTTCTACTTCTCAAGCTATAACGACAGTAGCAGACACTAGGACTGTCAAGCCAGTGCTGAATGTCATCGGTCAGAAGTACTTCTCGTATCCGATGGTCCACTACTATGAGACTAGGACTGCGACAAGGACTCAGTCTATAGCATACTTCGTAGCTATACGAGAGCTGTCTGTCAACTTGATCGACTATCTGCAGCAAAGAGACAACGTCACATGGAGCTTCTATTCGCTTGGCAGTTCTCCATGGCATCTCAATGGCGGATACATGACGACTCAGAACATATTCGTACCAGACTTCAGTACTGGTGCAGATGTCGCAGTAGCAGAGACAGACATTATGCATTCTCAGTCATACTACAGGACTGTCAAGCTGCTGTCTGTCAACAGAGACTCTCTAGCTAGCAGGACATATCTAGACTTTAACGGAGAGCCATGGCACGATTCTGGATACTGGGACAAGTACCCATGGCTTGACTGCAAATGGGACGACTCAACTCCAGACGATCCAAATGTCTATGAAGACAATGGTGGCGCATGGAACTCCAACAGGTTCGCTTGGGGCGATACATGGACTGGTACTATAGTACCAGGCAAAGAATGGGAAGTCTGGTATGATGGCGAGCTTGTACGACATCTTGTCGTGAACAAAGAAGACAGAGTCTTCGATGCAAATGGTGCACAAGTGCCATTCAGATACAAGCTTGGCGAACTGATGGTGCCATCGAATTCGCTAGTCTCTCTTGGCATATCGCTGTTCAACTTGAAGAAGACTAACCCGTCGAATCCATCTAAGCATACAGAATGCAGGATACAGCTAGTATCTGGCAAGTATTCGAATAGCTATCTGATAGATGAAGATCTTGGCTTTGACGGTTCTTTGCTGTCAGCTTGGCAAGACTTCATTACATCTAGACAGCATTTGCTTGACACTACATACACTTGTCAAGTCTGGCTCTATTTCAATGACTTCGAACAGCTTGACATCTACTACAAGTCTGCTTTCATCGAGACAGGAACAATGCGAGTCTTGATGAAGAACAGAGAAGACTTGGACTGGGAAGATGTGACATCTGCAGTAGGCAGGACAGACTCTCAGTACACATTCAAGACTGCTGGCAGAGACATGCAGATCAGAGTAGAGATGTATGACCCTCAAGACTGGTTCGGTCAGCTGATCGTCATACCGATCTACATACCGCAAGAAGATGCTGTAGACTGGGCTTCAAGTGCTGTACATGAAGTCAGAATCATATACAGCAACGGCTCGGACATTCAATTGTCTGGCTATGCTGGCAACGTATTCGACGTCGGTGTCAAAGTCTACTGGCAGTCTGGATTGACGAACACGTACTTCGATAGCTTGACATTTGCCTCGTCTGATCCGAATGTCATCAACTTCTACAGAAAAGCATCTGATCCAGCTAAGACAGAGATGCGATTCTTGAAGCACGGAACTGCGACTGTCTATGCTTGGTACAATGGCAAGCAATCTAAGAAGTATACGATAGCAGTCGGATACTAGAAATCATAGAAAGTTACGAGGTTTATCTCTGTGAACCTAGAAATATGAAGATATATAATTATCCATATATGATATGAAAATGTCACAGAGATAAACGTTGTAACTCTGAGAATATGCTGAGAACCATTGTATGAAAGAAAATGCAACAAGCTTTTTCATCGGTCTCACTTCATGCAAACAATTAAGCAGTGGCATTCATCTTGATGCAATAGACTCGACGATCTTCCTACAGCCTGCAAGACATAGTCTGCAGGCTTTTCTAGTCTTCAGTTCAAGTCATAGTATACTGAACAATCGAAAAGTAAAGCAAAATGACAGATACTGCTGTAGAACTAGACAGTTTTTGATAGAATAGATAATAGATATAGATTGTTTTCAGAACTGTCGCTTACTGAATCGCTTTGCCATCGTACGAAAGGACTGCATAATGGCAGACATCAACACTTACGTTGCTAAGAACTACGAACTATGGGGCGCTGGCTTTGGCGTCCTGACATACAAAGGACAAGTCTTAGATCTCATCTCTGACTTCAATGACAGTGGACAGCCTGCTTTGGGCGAGCCGCTTGATGTCATGACTATCAACGATCAGAGACCTCGCACTATCATTCCACCAATGGCTATCTCTTCTGGCACATTCACATTCACTACGTATGGCTTGAGAGATCTTGGTGTATGGGCTACGATCTTCAATCAGAAGTTCAAGAATGCAGGCGATCTAGTAGACATCTTCAATCAGCAGCTTGAAGATGGTGCCATGCAGATCAACTGGATAACTGTAGATCTGTCTGGCGTGCCGTCTAAGGTCTACACTTATGATGGCGTAGTGATAGTCAATGGACAGAAGAATCCGCACATCGACAATCGTGGCGCCAAGCAAGCTTCTTACACATTCACTTGCAAGTATGTTCGTGTTCAGGAGCAAGTCAAGAATCAGAACAAAGTCGGTCGCTGACATTCAGAGCTAAGATACAAGGAGACGTGAAGAAATGGCAAAGCCATCATACATTCCACCACAGGTCATCGTCAATGGTAAAGTCGACTATCAGGGGACGACTGAATATGTTCAGCCATCAGTCGTGGCACTAGTGACAAAAGTCGACAGCTATCTGTCTAGAGAGACTTCTAGAGTGCTTGGCAATGGTGCAACTGCAGTCATCAATGTCAAGAACCTAGTCGAATCTTCTGTGAAGCTGAAAGACTACTCTGGCAAAGAGCTTGTCAAAGACACTGACTACACTCTTGCTGTAGACAAAGCAAATGCGACTTTCTCTGTCAAAATCATCAACAAAGACATCAAGACTCAGGCGCTGCTGATCAGCTACGAATACATTCCAGATGACTTCTTCGAGCCACTGAAGTGGTTCACGCTTGCCTCTATCACTTCATACTATGGTGCTGCTTACAATGATGACAACTCTATCAAGACACCAATGACAGCAGCTGCAGACTTCGCATTCAAGAATGGTGCCTCTACTATCTGCATCATTCCAGTCTATGAACCTGCAAATAAGACTCTTCCATCTCAGACTATCGATGAGGCTCTTGACAAGCTGAAGCTTCATGAGGACATAGCTATCGTAGTCCCAATTGGCTTTACAGCTGCAGAACTGACAAATGTCAGAGACCACATCAGATGGTGCGAAGAGCATCAACTAGAACGTAGAGGCATTTTTGCTCTTGACGGTACTAAGACTACTTACACAGTTGCAGACTTGACTCAAGTTGCTTCTACTCTCGATTCTGAGTTCATCATGTTCATTCCGAACACTATTGCACCTGTATATGTGACAGATTCTAGAAACTCAGTCAATCTGCCTGGCTGGCTGTATGCTGCAGCTGTTGCAGGCGTTGCTATGGCTACTCCCATCAATATGTCTCTGACAAGACATGTCGTGACAGGCTTCTATGGCACTCAGTCTTATTTGTATGAAGAGAAGAACACACTTGCTCAGGCGGGATGCTGTGTCATTGAGATGATCAATGGCCAGCTCAAGATTCGTCATTCTGTAGTGACGAAGCAGTCTCAGCTTCTTGACTGGACATTCGGTGGCATCTACAACTACTTGACGGGTGCTCTCAGAACTGATCTTGATCCATACATCGGAAGGCCATCTACAGACGTACTGGTCTCTGAAATAGACGCCGATGTCAATCTGTTCTTGACCAAGCAAAAAGAGATCGACTATCTGTACGACTTCGACAGTCTTGAAGTGTCAAGACGTCAGGGCAATCCAGAAATCATCGATGTCACATTCAGATGCTCCATCATTCGTCCAACACTATGGATCTACGTGACATTCTATGTCGATCTGACATACTGAAGGGCATCAGATGAGAGAGCTTGACAGACTTCATGGTCTGAAGACAGAGACAAAAAGAGCTTTTGTCAGAGCATTCAGAGCTGGACTTTCAGACTCTTTCTGGAAGAGTCTAGACCAGTCTATGAAAGACGCTAAGATAGAGAACCATGTTCTTGAAGACTTTCCAGTAGTCAAGACTGAATTCCCTATCGTCAGAATAGCTGTGTCATTCGGCAATACGAACTGGCAGAACATATCTAGGTACTTCACTATCGGTCAAGTCTCTCCGTATCAGACAGCAGAAATTCAAGTCAGAGTGAACGTAGACTTGTTTGCGTTGTCATCGATACAGAGAGACAGACTGCAAGACGGATATCTGTACATGCTTCTGTTCGCATACACTCAGCCAAAGCATTTCGCATTCGCACATGAACTGACAAAAGCTGAGAACGTTCAGATTCAGCCAATACTGAACAGCATACAGCTTGGTCCAGACTCTATATCGAACAGCGTACCATGGTGTGAAGGCCAGAAAGTCTTTTCGTCATCTCTCTCATTTGATGCAAACGTTATCTATGCGCTCGACAGGAATGACATTCTAGATATCGTAAGACAGATAGATGTAGACATGTCAGTGCCTGGAGACGAAGGGGCTTATGCTAGATGAGAAGTAGGAAAGAACGGCGAGAGTCAAAAAAGCAGGAGATGGCATATCATTTCTCTATATTTATGATGTACATGATGGCAATGGTGATACGAATCAATCAGGTCTTCGAACTAACGATGTTCGGTGAGAAGCTTGTAGACGTAGTCATCGTGCTTCTAGATCTAGCTTGTCTAGTCTTAGCTTTCTCTGAAAAGAAAGTGCTTGAACAAGCTATATTGAAGATTGCCATATCGACAGCTCTTGTAGAATTCTTGCTGTTCATGACACTTCATTTTGAGACAGTTACTTCTACTGGAATGGCAGTAAGGCTAATATTGCCATGTATGTTCTTGTATCGTCTCAATTCTTTGAACTGGATTGGAAGAAAGACAGCATGAATCCAGAACTGTTGAACATCATTCTGTCATCACCAGTACTTGTAGCAGTCGTTGGTGTAGCGTCTGCAGTCTTGACCTCTATAGCTCAGAACTCCCTGTCTGACAAAGAAGCGAAAGATATTGACATGCATGATGCAAACGCTGAAAAGATAGATGACATTCATTCTATAAGCAAGAATCTAGATCGTCATATCAACAATTCTGAAGAGCCGTTCAGAAAGCAGATAAATGACAAGCTTGATCTGATATCGACTGGAATGAATTCGAATCAGATTGCTATAGAATCTATTCTTGAAAATTCTAAAAGCACGAACACTGCAATAAAGTCTATCAGCAGCAGAGTAGACCTGCTTGAAGACAAAGTCGAGTGTCTCGAAGAGGAGAAGACTGCATGACTAGACAAGAAGTTCAAAGACCATGGCAATATGTTGATGACATGCGTCTAGTAGGCGTCTTCAGAGACAATGCTCAGACTATGTTCATTGGCATGAATTTTGATGACGATGCTGTAGCATATCTTGTCACAGGCACTCTTCTGACTAAGCTTGAACCGAAGTCTGTCAATCATTCAGACTACGATGTTCTTGTCACAGAAAGCTTCAAAGCTGCATATCCATACTCTCTGTATGTAGTCAATCCAGATGATGAAGCTGGACAAGCTTCGAATGCGATAGTCTTTGACAAGTTCGACGGTGTTCCGGTTCTTGATGTTAGAGTAGATGGTATATCTGTAGTCAAGAATCAGATAGCAGACATCGATCTGACTAAGAAGCTTGATCGTCATATGGTACCGAACAAACTATATGGTACTGATGACGATGGTCGAGACAAGATGTACGATGTCGAAGAGATGAAGGGCATTCAGAGCATCTGGGTCAACGGTGTCCAGCAGACTGTCATAAAGCACAATGTCTATCTAACTGACATCGCAAACACGTCTAAGACACTGCAGAAGACTACGAATACGAACATAGTCTATGGCACAGATGCAAATGGCAATCAGACATACTACAATGTGAATCAGTTTGCTAAAGCTACAGATGTGACGAATCTGACATCTAGAATCACAAGTCTAGAACAGAACAAGCAAGACAAAGACAAGACTGCTAAAGATGGCATGATAGCTATCATGAAGAACTTCCAGTCTGTCGGTTCTAATGTCAAGCTTACAGACATTACCACTGCTATCTCTAGCAACACAACTAGAATATCGAATCTAGAATCGAAAACCACTCAGAACGAGAATGTCATTCAGTCTGTGAAAGACAAAGACTGGAAGGCTATTTCTGGCGATCACTACATTCTCAACCATCCGATATCTCATACTTCTAGCAACATAACGCTGACAAACAAGACTCTGTCTCAGGAAAATGCATATAGAACTCTTGCTAATGCTGTAACAGTAGCTACAGACCCTGTCAGTTCTGCTACGGGTGCCGTTGCGATAGGTTCTGGAATCAAAGCAGGAGCGAATGCAGTATCTATTGGAATGTCTACTTCTACTGCAGTAAATGGTGTAGCTATAGGTCCTGCAGCTTCTTCTTCAGGCGATTCTGGCATAGCTATTGGTAGAGGTTCTGTAGCTAATGAGAATGGCACAGCAATAGGCAGAGGTGCCTCTGTAAAGAACAGCAGTTCTGTAGCGCTTGGCTATGCATCTGTAACGAATGCTGACAATACTGTGTCTGTCGGATACTACAACGATGAGAACAGTCATTTCTATAGACGAATAACGAATGTCGAAGATCCCTCTGTAGCACATGACGCTTCTACTAAGAAGTACGTCGATGACAATGTCTCGACTGTCAACAGCATCTTGACTAAGCATGGCAATACACTGAAAGCTATTATAGCTAAAGTCTGGGGTGGAGCTACTATCAATTCTGATGGCACAGTCGATTGGGGCAAAGGCAACAATTCTTGGCAGAAGATTCCTATTGCAGATCTCAACATCTTCTCTACATCTTCAGTCGATGACAATACTGTCGCCAACTCTATTCGTTCTCGTTCTTTGCATGACAACGACATCAAAGCTCAATGACAGGAATGCTATCTAGCAGAATAAGACGAGCAAGCATAGCTGTTGCAGCTTCTTCTGCTAGAATACAGAAAGCTAGAAGACTTTGTCTTCTTTGAATTGGAGATGAGAGATGGTCTACGCTAGAGGTAGTCTGCGTTTCGTGCAGAGTTCAGACTTTGGTGGGTATGGCACGATATACATTGACATACAACTAGTTGCAGAAGTCAATGATGCTAAGAATGCTATGACGGTGACTGTCACAAGCAACAATTCTACATACAGAGGTGGTGTTACTAAAGGCTGGGGCTTTATCAATGTTCTTGGTCTTATGTGGAATGGCACTGGCTTTAATGGTACTGGACCAAGCTTGCCATATGGTCAAGTAGAGAATTACGGACAAGTAGTTCAACAGATGTCAAGCATTTCTGGTGGACAAATACCGAACAGCGTCATCTATGGCGTAGCTCTTTCTGATGATGCGCCAATGACTGTCAGACAAGAGATCAGAGGTGCTCAGTCTCATACAATAGCGCTGAATGCTAACGACTTCAATGCAGATGGGACATTGAAAAGCATACCGATCGCTAGATTATTCACTAGATATTATGTGCAAAACAGAACTGTAAGAGTACAGTCAGGTGTTGATGCATCAATATCTACAGAACGTTTGTCTTGGCCATACTTTCCATGGGCTGTGAACAAAAGTGGCTGGAAGTCGCTTGACTCGAATGGCGGTCTGAGAAAGCGATCTGGTTCTGGATGGTCAGATTTGAAGAACCAGATAGACGAAGGCCAGGCGCAGCATGTCTTTCATAGACTTGGATCTGGCTGGAAACGTGCAGCAAAACTATAAGTAAGGAGAACAATAAATGAACTGGGCTAAGACAGCTAACATAAAAGGTGAACCGGGCAATGCTGGTCAAAGAGGTTCTAAGCTAACAGTGCAGACTACTAGTCCCAAGACTCTTTAGTAGATGACTGGAACATAGACCCTGAGACTGGAGACTTATACAACTATAATGAGAACCCTCAGTTCGCTACTTTTGACAATAGTACGGGTACTCTAAGATTCTGGAACAGAGAGACAGTGCCTTCAGTAGGAGACAAAGACCCTGAAGGTCATAATGTAGACAGCGTCTTCACTGAACTGAACTATCAAAA